AAATGTATTGTAATCGATTCCTACAATAGCTTGTATCATTTTATTTGTGTCTGCTGTAGATTTAGCTGTAATCTCTTTGTCGTTCAAAAATAGAAGCACCTTGTTTTTATGTTTCTTATGCTTTCGGTACCGTTCAATACGGTATTCATCTTTACCCTGCTTACCCTTCAGGATAACCGCTGTGTTCTTCCCTACTTTATTATTAATGACCTCGTCCGATTTAATTCCTTTAGACGTTGTATCGTAGATAGCGTATACCATTGGTTCTATTAAAGAACTCTTACCTGAACCGTTACTTTTAAACTTGTTACTGGTTAGGTTATCACCTTCTACAAGAACAATCCCTCTGTTCCCTAGCTTCAACACCACTCTTTCGAATGAGAGAAAGTTTTCAGCTATTAGCTCTGTCCATTCCATCTTCATTACTGTATCCTCCTTAAACTTATGTCTGTAACTAGATTATAGCAAAGACTGTATAATTTGTCAATAACAAATAGGGCTATCCTATAAAGAATAACCCTCTGGTTTATCTATTGTTTAACGCCTCTGTAATAATGTCTACAGCTATTGCCGCTGACTCAGGGTAAAACTCTTTCGTGTATGCTTCAACAGCTTCTACCTCAGAAGAAGTACGATCTATAGCAATACGTGTCTCTGTTTTATACTCTCTCTGTATTTCTACACGGATGTTATCAGAAGACTCTTTGAATATCTCTACTTCTTGCGCCTGTTCTTTTGGTAGAATGAATCGTACATAGTTGTTGTTGATAATCTGCTGTACGTCTTCTGTAATCTCTGTGACAGTAATAAACTTTTTGTTCTCAATAGGAATGAACTCAGGTCTTCCGATGTTTTCAAGATCGATTAGCATTACACCTTTGTCTTGCCCCTCATCTGAGAAACTGGTTTGAATTGTGTTCCCGATGTAAAAAGTATTGTACAACCCGCCTAAGAACTGTCGTTTATGGTAATGACCTAGGGCTACATAGGTAAACACGTCTGGACGTAAATCCCCTATTTTGAACGCTCCCTCTAAGCGGTGACTGTACTTACCTGTTTCACTTCCGTCTACTCCAACATGAGCAGCTAGCACCCCCGGGTCTTCTTCTGTACTGGCATAGTCTGCAAACTCGTTAATCTTCTGCTTTAGATAAGCTGTATCATCTGAGTAGGGAATACCATAAATAAAGAAGTCTCCGTCATCATGGGGGACGAACACCTTCCGAGGTGTATCAATCACAGTAACATGCTTGAGATGGCTAAACGGTTTTAACCAATGGTGCGTTACTGTAGCATTTGTACGGGAATCATGGTTGCCTCGAATCATGTAAACTCGCACATCTTCATTACTTGCAAATATATCAAATACAGCAGTAAACACTACGTCATCTAACTTAGCTCGTTTATGAAATAAGTCCCCGCAGAATAAGAGAGGAGCGTTGTGTTCTCTTGCTATATCAAATACTTTTTGTAATGTTTCCATCTGTGCCCGGAATCGGTCATTTACAAATTCATCATCCGGGTTAGCATAGTCCTCGAATATATGTGCATGGAAGTCAGTGAATGAAACTAGTTTAGTCATTGCTTTCCTCCTCTACTCTTATCTCTACAAATCCTCTAGCAGTCTGCACCCCTAGAATAGTATGGCTAAAGTTAGGGTGTACCGGGTTAAGCTTACGCATAGTTAATTCATCTACAAAGTCTTGAGCGGCTGAGTACTCCTCCGGGGATACAGCCACGTACTCAGGTAGTTCACCATGCTCTTGGAAATGCTTTTCTGAAAAGTCTTGTACATAGCGCTCTACATGTTTCTGTACTTCAGTTTGTTTAGGGTATCCATAAGTTTTCTCAATAAGATCAAAAATATCTTTATCCATTATTGACCCTCTCCTCTCATTCTATTGATTGCGCTATTAATCTCTGCACCGTAATCAGGAGCAGCACCTTTCTTTTCACGCTTTTTTCCCTTGAATGATTGCTCCGCTCTACTGTCTGCTTCCTCTAGGAGAGCAATATGCTGTCTCTTCTCTTCTTCACTTGAATACTCTCGTACAGTCTGGGCACTACCCACAACCTTTAAACCAATCATTCTATCATAAGGTCCTTCAGGTGGATTTCGGACTTTATCCGCGTATAGTCGCATGTATCCCGCGTTATACTCTTCGGGCAACTGGTTAACTGCTAATACAAGTTCTGCCGCATTCTTCTTACGGTGTGCCCCCTCCATGTGCTCCGCAGTTCTGATTAAAGCATTGTAAGCTGTACGGTTCATCTGAGAAGCTGTCCACATAACTACACTAAAGTCTTGTGCGATTCTTCGCATTTCTTCGAATAGTCTGCCCCCATCTTCTGCTTCATTCCCTGTAGCTTTTGGGTTACGAAGTAAGTCCGGGTAGTCAATTAACACAACGTCAATATCGATACCTTGTCTAATTTTTACATCTGAGATAAGCTGCTCTACTTTAGCAGGAGTAATCGTGTTCGGAGAATAACGTGCAAAGAATAGGTTACCCAACTTGTCTCTATTTTTCTTGTAAACTGTTTGGTACATGTTAAAGTTCTCTTCGTTCAAACGGGCACCTGTCAGAATCTGACTACGAGATACACGAAGCATCGACTGCTCAAACTTAAGAATCATTCTGTTCTCTAATTCCTCAAGTGCGATAAATAGTACATTGTACTTCAGCTTTACATAGTTAGTGGCTAAGTTCGTCAGTACTAGTGTTTTACCTGTACCAGAAGCGGCTACGATAATTCCCAGCTCCCCTTTAGCTAAGCCTCCACTGTTCAAGGCATCTACAGCCGGGAATCCTGTTGGAATCGTATTTTCATATAGAGTAGATAAAGCTTTGCGCTTATACTCAGTATCGTCTAGGACATTGATAATCTCTTGATTCCTACCACTGACATCTAGCATCATGATATCCCGCCAGTCATCAGCCATCTTTTCCATGACTTCATCCTTGTCCAAGTTCATTGCAGCTTTTTTCAATAAGTCTAGTTGCATGTGTTTCTTCAAATGTTTCTCAATTTTTTCATCTATAAGATCGTCATTACCGCTGTTACGCACTATGTAAAGATCACTGATTGCTGAAAAGTATTCCTGTTGCGTAGCTGCGTCCTTGTTCATACGATCTAGTTTATCTTGTGTTAAAGTTAAAAAAGCTTCTTCTGTAATAACTGTGTTGCTTGTTTGATAATACCGTTTAAGGATTCCTGCTAGCTCCTCATATACCTTATTACCATCAAATACGGACGATGGAGTCTTAGGAAGGATTTCTTTAGAGAAGATAGAGGACTCTATAGCTTTTCTTAAAATCTGTTGCTGTAACGGATTTACTGACATGTTTCTGTTCCTCCTCCTTGTGTACAGTGGCTATTATAGCATGTCTTTCCAAGATTGTAAAGAGGTCTGTAACATAATCATATGTTACGCCCTCATGAAGTCCTGCAGTGTATTCTCTAAATCCGCTCCAGAATTTCCTCCGTAAACCTTGTACGTACGCTTTGTTACAATCTCATCGTAATTGTATTCTTCAGGTTGAGCTTGTTCATCTTGGCTGTTAATGAACTTAACGATCTTATCTGTATCTAGCACCGAGTAGTCATCAAGCGGAATCATTTCTTTTCCATACTCCTTGAATGCTTCTTGTAAATCTGCTAGAGAGATGTACAATCCTTTTCTGTCCATGATTAGGTTTAACACTTGGCGTGTTTCATCCAGCACGTCTAGTTGGTAGCGGTAACTAGCCCCTACTTCCATTTGCTTATCTTCATCTGCTGTAGGAAGTGCGAGTAAACCTAATGCGCGTTTCTCTAATGTTGTTTGTTCGTAAGCTGAATTAGCTAGCTTTTTGATTGACCCTAAAACAACTTGAGTATGCTCGGAACCGAAGATGTAGTAACCCGGTAGTGAAGAGATACCGCCTGTAAGAATCATTGACTGTGTCAAAAGGAATTTCTTAATTGTGTTGCGTGTCTTAAATGAAACATTTTTGTTTAATAGGTTGTCTTCTGTCATGCGGTAGAAGTTTACTAATGCTACTTCTTTTTCACCTGAGCCAGTTCCTGTTAAGAAATCTTGGATTGCATGCTTGTACTGTAATAAACCTACTCCAGCATCTGCTGTATCATACGCTTCAACAAGTGCTCGTACGACTACATCATCTCCGAACTTAATCGGAATTTCACCATAAGCAGCATAAGCATAACTTACTTGTTTTTGGTAATCACAGTATTGTCTATACGCTTCATAGCTTCCGTCAGACATAAGTGCGTTGATAAATGGTAATGCTTTTTGTTGTGACTTCCCATTAGCTGTAAAGATAGAGCGATTAAACTGTGCTGATAAGTATGTAGCAGGTTCTATCTTCTGCTCTTCACAGAATAAGCGGAATTTTTCAAATTGTACCCATCTAGAAGAACAATAGAAATCCGCTGGAAGGCAATCGTAGTCATTTGTTAACGGCTTGATTGGTGAGCCTTCCCCATACACGTTTACTTCTGCATTATGTCTGTCTGTAAATAGTACTGCATAACGATTGTATAAACGGGATAATAAATATGTGCGGTAGTTTCCTACGGGGTTATCTGTTTCTTTAAACCATTCCCAGTTCGGGACACCACCAAGATCATGCAGTTTACTATGCATTTCATCTAGCTTGGCTTGTTTTTCTCCACGAAGTAACTTGTCTTGTAGCATCTGTTGTTTTGTTCGTCTGTTTCGTGAACTCTTTTTAGGTTCCTTTTCTTTCTTAGGGAGCTTACGCTTTGCGATATCGTCAATGCTCACCCCTTCTTCGTTAATGAGTGCTTTATCAGAAGTGTCGAATCGGATAAGGTCAGTGTTAAACATAACCACTGTACCACCTGCTCGTCCTCGTACACCTTTTGTTTGAATGATTTCTTTTTCCTCTAACACTTTTAAATAACGAGATACTGTTCTGCTGTCTTTTCCGCCTAACTCTGCTAACTCTTTTTTCTTAAAAGCAATGGCAAAATCTTTTACTTCTTTGGCTTTGTCCACCATTTTTGTTAAAAAAGCTAATACATTAGGCTTCAGGTTGACAACAGATGTCTCTAAATACACACCATATTCCATCCATCTGCTCCTCCTATCCTGATACAGGTTTGATTTCATTATAACACATTCTGTAAAATATTCAATAGCTAAAATAAAAATATAGGGACATTACTGTCCCCGTTAGCTACCTAGTGGTTATACCCCATGAACTTGTAAAAGTTTTCAGGAGTAAAATCGTGTAGACCGTACAACTGGTGAAATGCCTTATGGTCATCCACGCACAGCGTAACTCCATTGGCTAACTCTGTCCGCTTCTCTTTAAATTTTGCGTAAGAGTAAATATGGTGTGCGTGGAGTTCACCTCCGCGCTTACCACACTTCTTACAGGTGTAGTTATCCCGCTCGTAAACACTACGAACCCACTGAGCATACTCCGGGTAAGCTCGTTTGTCCTGTCGCTCTTCGTCAGTAAGGTTAGGGTTATACTTGTAGTGGTTCTCCCCTCCTCGCTGACACCCACATCTATGCCCTTTTGTTATACTCATTAGCGTAGTTTTATAGGGTTTACCACAAGCGCACTCTACCAGAATTGGTGTATGATTGTTTGTGTAATCGTTAGATAAAAGCCGCATACCAAAAAATTCTACGACCGATTTAACTTTAGAGATTGGTAACCGTTCAAGCTCCTTAAGTAAATCCCACAGGCAGTGCATACAACCATACTCAGACGTTGATACAGAGTGGTAGTACTTGCCTGCGTGAACATGCCCGTTTTTACAAACGTAGTCAATCATTAGGTAATTCCGATCTGTCTTTACTCCTTCTTTTTTAGCCCAGTAGTGGTTCAGGTAGGTAAACCCCTTAGACTCTAACGTATGAACAATAGCCGTTTTACTTAGTCTTCTGCGCTCAGCCGCCTCTTTACCCGCACACTTCTTGCATCTTTTCCGATGTTTATAAAAACTCTCAAAGCGGCTGGTATGCTTGTTACCACAATGGCAAATAAAAGTGTATGAATCCAACATAGTTTTATATTCTGTGGACACGAAAGTGCAACCATGCTCAGCGTAGTAAGCCTTGACCGATTCTAGAGTCCACTTAGTATTATTTCTAGCCATCTAGTTACCTCCTAAAACTTTTACATCGAATTTTTCTTCGGTAAATAGTTTAATCCGTTCTTTGGAATGCGCCTTGAGAAACTTATTGGTAGAGTCCATGAAGTCGAATACCATAACGCTATTCCCATCAATGCCATTTAGTCGGAGTCCACGACCGATACGCTGTAGCTGTTGTCTCATGGATTTACCTCCCGCAGCTAGCACCATACAGCCAATTGATTTCATATCGACCCCTTCATCGATGATCGTACTTGCAATGAGAATCTTTAGTTCCCCTTTAGAGAATCTGCTTAGCTGTGTAGCTCGGTGGTCTGCATCTGACCCACCATGAATAAACTCAACTTCTAATCCCCTGTTCCGAAGATTTTCTAAGATATAGTCCCCATGTGCAATCTCTTTTACGCTTACTAGAATACCTCCCGGCTTGCGTTTATGGTAAGACTCAACTAGGTCTGCAATAATCTTATTGCGGTATTCATTTTCCACAATGCCTAGCTTGTACGCTTCCAAGAAGTTACTAGCCAGTTCAATATTGCGGGGCTCAGTAATAGGCAGTAATCGAATGGTTGGTTTTGAAGAGATACCTTTATCAATCAAGTACTCATTCGATACCCGTACTACAACTTGACTGAATAGTGCTTGCAGTCTTTGCCAACCCATTTTATCTTTCTTGTCTACAGTCCCGGTTAAACCTACACGGTAAATGGCATTTTCACAGAGTGATAGAGACGTGTACCACGTATCTGCTTTTGAGTGATGTACCTCATCGGCAATCATGACTGTAACGGATTCTAAAAATTCTTTTGTTTCGTTGTACTTTTGGAATTTCTTTTTATTCTTCTTCTCCATGATCTTGTTAAATTCTATCACATATTTGTTCAGATGCATCTGCGCGGACTTGTCTGTGAACTTTTTATCATAAGCCACGTAAGATAAGTGTTGCTCCACGTCTAACCAGACAGCTGTAGTCAGGTTACAGTTTTTGATATAGTTACGGATTAGTTGTCTAGTATTTTGAGTATTCTTAAACTTCGGAACAATCTCCTCTGCAATCATTTTGATTACACGTTCCTTTGGTGTAAACTTGATTCCTTTCTTTGGGTCTTTTAATGCAGATACTAGTGTAGGTACCATGACAAATACAATCTTTTTATTTTTAATATCAAACTTTCCGTCACCAATAAACCCAACATCCCGGACTTTTAGCCCTACACGCTTTGCAATACGTTCTGCAGACTGACCAAAGATTTCTCTTGAGTGAGTAAAGAACGCTACACGCTGACCGCGCTTTAGGTAAGGAAGTACCTGCTGAATAACACCAGAGGCAATTTCTGTTTTCCCTCCATTCGTGGCTACGTTGATAATTCCTACTTGTTCGTGGAAAACACTTTTGACAGAGTTGTATTGATAATCTCGTAGTGTAATAGGGTCTTCATCACCATTGCCTAATACAATCTCTTCGTCAATCGCATTAGGGCTAACTAAAGCAGGCGGGCGATCATCTACTACCTCGTACTTGATATTAGGGTTATGTTCGACTAGTGTACGCATACCTTCTAGAAATTGGTCAAGTAGACCTGTATGGAACTTGTCCTCTTTCATGTTGTAAAAATCTGTAATGCCATCCCAGAATCCTGATTTGAATGCTCGTGAATAGAACGCACCTTCTTCTTTGATTCCTAGTAGGTTATGTGCCATCTCTTGTACTTTCTCTTTGAGAAGTACGTCATTTCCAAAATCGACAGTTGTATACATGGTACCAACGTTAATTATCATATGTTCGTTTTTCCTCCTCTTTATCCTGTATGTACCCCTCTATTATACCATAATCATACAGATAAATCGAACAATATGTCTTATTTTAATCCGTTGACTGGCTTATATTTATCACTACTTAGTTGACTATTTGTGCCTATTAAAATTTTACATCTGCTGTATTATAATTTATATATAATATTTAATTAATATCTATAGCTATATATAATAATATTTAATTAATAAATATAAAATATAATACAGAGCAGCCATAATAAAATAGGACAAAATAGTTATGTAAATGGTCAGAAACATATGTGTATCAAGGGTTCAAAATAGGACAAAAAAAAAGACATCCCTAAGGATGTCTTACATCTCGTTTACTAAACAATCGTCAATATAGAACGTGGTTCCATTTGACAGATTAGAGATATTAAACGTGATAATCATATGTGTAGCCCACGCTGGTTTTCTAAGTTTAGGAGACCAGATCGTGTTCGTCCAGTTTACATCTGCAGAAGCAAATGTAATTGTCTTAGCGGATATACTTGCTGAGTTGTACTTAATCGTAGGTAAACCACTAGCATTATTCTCCACGACAGCCCATCTCATGTCAGCGTAGATGTTTCCCGTCCCCGTCCCTACTTTCTTGTAGTTAATAGAAGCACCGTATCGATTAGCACCACTTACCGGTACCGCTAGAGCAAACTGAGCGGGACTACCTCCTACAGCAGTCTTAGCAACCTTTAACGATTTAGTTCCTGCTTTAAACTGGTCTGTTGCTAATGATAAAGCTATGTTAGTTCCTGTGAACTTATCTGTAACTGCAGCAGCATCTTGGAAGATAAACCAGTTATCTACAATACTCGCCATTTCGAATCCACCGTCAATTAAGTTATTTCGAGCAGCAGATAGAAATGCATAGTTTTGTGAAGTATCGTAGCTGAACCAGTTTTTAACAGAGATATGTCCGCTACCTGTAGCTAAGAATCCTGTCGTAGGGTTGAGGTTGAACAGGAACACCCCGTCTAGGTATACTCCTCCACCTTTTTCTTCAGAAGTACTAGCTTGGATGTTAAACACATTAGCATAACCCGGTGTTGTCGAGTTAAACATAAACTTACCACCGTTCATGATAAATGTTGCACCGTTACCGGACAGTGTAATAGGGGCTGCGCCTACTTTATCCCCCGCACCTTCAATGTGACAACCGTGTAAAAATGCCTGTGTTCCATTGATCTCGAAAAACTTACCTGTAGGGTAATCAAATGAACAACCTGTGAAGTGTAAACTTCCGTCTGGGTTTTCTCCTTTGACCAATGTATCACAGTTAGCGATAGTACAGCCTACAAAAGTCATACGTTCACCGTAGTCTGTAAATCCTGAAGGAGTATGAATACCTACTTTAGCTTTTGAAAAGTTACAACCAAAGAAATCAATAATGTACGCATGGTTCTTGAATGTGATGTCTGTCTCAAAATGGTGAGCGCCCATATTGTAGAATTTAATATTAGAAGGACCTGCCCCTGTAGCACTGTTCATCTCGATACCTACTGTACCTACTTTACCTCGTGACGCTGTTGTGTCACCCTCTAATGAGAAGTTAGCTAAGAAACCTGTAGCCTGAGCTAATGCTGGAATGTTATTTTCTAGCTTAGTTCCAGTAATGTACAATGCTGTTCCGCTAGTTAAGGCTGCAGCACTAATGATAGCTCCACCCCCATTAAGACTGACATAGGATACGTCAATATCCACCCTAGAAGAGATGACTAACTTTTTTCCTTTAAGGTTGAGAACTCCACGTACTCCTGAGTCTACGATAGACTTAATTGCTCTTTTTAGCCTACCTGTATCATCGCTCTCTGGTGTAACCCTCGGAAAATCATCAATCGACTGCTCGACAGCTCCTCCTTTAAGCGCCTCTAATATGCCCTCAATAATTGGTAGTCTAGTAGTTATATCTACTAATGATTCTATAATTTTCCCTGTAGGGTCTACTAGGTTAGCATACATGTTATCCCGATCTAAGGGTCTGTTTTCCATTATCTTTCCTCCAATCTTTTATATAAAAATAAGGGAGATTTCTCTCCCCTTATAATATAGCTAAACTAATTAGCTATCCTTAGCTTTATTTAACATTTCTTTCAGTTCGTTCTTCAGCTTCTCAACGTCATTTAACCCCTCTTGGAGCTTTCTCTGAGTCTCTACCAGAGAGCGCTCACGGTTAGTAGGGATAAAGAGTCGAGCCTTAGAGTGCGGGTCACGTTGCTCTAATGGCATCTATCTCACTCCTTATACTTCGTTTTTGAATACTGCTGTTAATCGTCTAGCACGAGGTCGTACAAAACGGTTATCTGCTCGTAGCTCTAACTTCACTTTCAGCTGAGTGCTTAATCCAGTAGAGACTTTTTCAGTGAATGTGTGTCGGCTATACTCTGCAGATTGTTTTGTCACTACATCCGTTGCTGTAAACGTCTTCCACGTTGTTCCACCATCTAAAGAGTACTTAGGTGTGATCTTCGTACCTGTTGGCTCTGTAGAGTCATATGACAGTGTAAGCGTGTTAAACGGTGCATCTGTAGAGTCAATGTTTAATGACACATAATCTCCAGCTGTTTCAGAGATAAAGTTAACAAACATTAAATCCTCTAGTGTCAGCATTGGAGAAATGTAACGGTTAGCTTTAAATGTTGCACGAAGCTTAACTAATCCGATTACAGAACCTGCTGCTGTCTGCTCAATATAGTTTGACAGCGGCTGCCAAGGTACACTATCGATAGATACAGAACCTACGTCTGACTGAGCTACTGTCTTAATCTCCCACGTACACCCTGTGTTATCTGGTGTTAAGTACGTAGCCATAAGTAGAAGCATATCAGAGTTTAGGTCTGCCATAGGGTTAAATTCTACAATAGCATTCTCTTGGAACTGAGCTGTGTACACACTGAATTTTAAATCTGATTCTTGGTGTACAGTCCATGTACGAGCATTTGATGAACTGAATAATACACCGTTTGTATAAGGCTGAGAAACTACCTTTTGAGAAGGTGCATCAATTCGATTCTGCCCTAGAGTAGCAACCCACATTGTGTACTGGTTACTATCTGTGATGAACACTAAGCAATATGACTGACCAGCTTTACACATTAACGGGTCATCCAGTGCGATCTTCGTTGCTACAGAAGCATTAGAAGATGTCTTGATCTGCGCTGGAGTCAGTACGCGTTCTGCGTATACAGTCTGGTTCGGGAACCCACCTTCAGATAGCCCACGTACTTGTACAATGACGTTATCTGTGCTAGACTTAGAAGCAAAGTAAGCGTCAAATGAAGTTACAACACGATCTTGTGGGAATACAAATGACTGCGCTAATGGGTCATACAGGTTCACTGTTACACGAGTCTTAGTAATAACTTCCTCTGTTGTCTTCAGTGTACCTTGTGCTGTATACGTAGCAATAGCCATGTTTGTAGCGTTCTGTAAAACAACTTCACGAGTACCTGTACGAACACCAGCTGGAATTGTGAACTTACCTGAAACTTTACCAGATGCATCCGACATGATTGTTCCTGCTTCAGTACCTTTAACTGTAGAGCCTGTAGGTGTAACCGCTACTCGGATTCCATCAAATGTCAGGTACAAGTTGTTTGACATAGGCTGCAAGTTAGACGCTGAGAATGAAATTTCTCGTACTCGGATAAACTCAATAGCTGTGTTACGTACTGTTGTAGCAACATCTGTTAGAGTACCGGAACGTCCATTCTTAAGATCGTATTGGTAGCCTAGCCCCATATCCCAGCTCTGGTTACCGTCAAGGTCTAAATTCTTTACAAGATTCTGTAAGCTCTTTGTAACAGATGTTTGTCTTCCGTGAGCCCACCATCTATCCATACGAACTGTTTGAGTAGTCTCTTTGTTAACTGTGATCTTTGCTTGCTCAATCCAGTTATCTGCTCCCGGTGTTAATGCTAGAGCACCTAGTTTGTTATACACAGAGTAGGGGTTCACGTTCATTGCTTCAGAAGCAAGCGGCTGTGAAATCTCTTTAATCTCTGTATAAGGGGCTGTTACTAATCGTCCCCAGCTATGAGCTACTGAGTCACTTACTGATAGAGATGGTGAACGCATTTGATCTGCAGGAGCGTTAACCTGTAATGTGATACTTGCATCATCAAAAGACATAGCCACTGAAGAAGTGTTTAAGTCCATACGAGAGAAGTCTACAAATCCGTCTGCAAATACTCCACGTAGATTTAATGGGTCATCCGAAACGATTGCTTTATTTTCTAAAGCTTCAATCGCTTGGTTATACTCTACGTTTTCTAGACGCTCTTTTATGTTAACTAGCTGTGTCATTGTTAAACGTACAATACCGTTGTTAACTGCTAGTCCTTCGTCTGCATTAGGATAAATGAATACCTCACCGACTTTAAGTGTTAACGGGTCTTCATGAAGAGGGGGCTGGGCAGCATTCGTACGGTCAGGTTGTCCTTCGATTACTGTAAACTCACCATTGCTGTTAAGTGTAATAACATCTGCACGAGCTAAGTAGTAATCGTACGCGATACGAATAATCCCTTTATCCTTTGGCTTAAGTCCTGTCATACCGTTAAAGTCGATATCCGTTGACCAGAAAGGTGTATCTTCTTCAGGAGTAGTAACAACTTTGTAGTCCACGTTAGGCTGCATTACACGGTCATACTCGAATGACATCTTGTATGAAGTACCTGTAGTAGGTTCTGTACCGTTAAGCCCTGTATTCCAGTCTACGTATTGAACACCACTATCTTCGATGATCTTGTAGTCTTTATTATACTCAAAATACTTCTCTGGGCTTGTAGTCCATACAACTACTGTGCTAGGGTCTAAGCTAGTGTATTGAGCTGGTAAAGCATCTCGTCCGTCTGCTGTCCCCTTAGAGACAGTGATACCGCCTGCTGGAGATTGTACACGAGCGATAACCTGATTAATAGCCTTAACAGACACGCTGCCTACTGTGTTCTTTCGAACCGCTGTATCGTACGTGTGAGTCTCCTGAGCTACTGTCTTAAAGTCTTGAGACTTACGAAGAGGAATACGGCTTGACGTAGGTTTGTTAATACGGTAGCCTAATACATAAGCAGTCCCTCGGTCAATAACCAAGTCAAGTTTTGTGTTGTCTTGGCTTTTCTCCGTCCACATTTTAAACCCACTTACTTGGTACGAACCAGATTCTTCATACGTACGTTGTGCTAGCACATCGTTAATCATAGAAAATTCTGGACGATCTGGCTGTACAAATAAGCCCCCATCAACAAACTTGTAGATTGTTGGTGCGCTTTCATCATTATTTGTAAGTTTAACTGTTTCTTCTAAACGATCTGCACCTGCGGAAAGGAAACTATCTACTCCTTGTGTTTGGTCAAGTAATGTAGGGTCATCGTTAGCTGTGACAATCTTTTGGTCTACTACGATACCGATTTCTTCTGTACCTGTACCTGAGAAAGGAATTGTTTGTTTCTTGAATTTACGAACTCGTCCAGCAAGATAAACTAGTCCGTCTTCTACTGTAATGCTTCCATTCGAAACAGAAAAAGACATACCTGTTTGAATATCTCCATCTGCAAAGATACTGTCTCCTAATTGGCGATTGTTGTACTCAGCAATAGACTGAATCTCGTTTAGCTCCGATTGTTGTAGAGGACGGTCTGCATTAAACAGAACTTTGTTACGATTCTTTTCCGGGTCAAATCGGTCATTATAAGGTGCTTGGTTAAGATTGATTTCTGTCAAAGTAATTCACTCCTTTTAAACTGTAATAACAAATTGCTCTTCCACGTATACACTGGACGTTCTGTTTTGCGGTTCTCTATTTTCAAAGAATTGTAGTCGTCCTGCAGACTCTACTTCAGAGGGTAGTAAGTTTTGCTTCGTTACACCGCTCTTAGGTACAAGGTCTAAGTACACGCCTATTTGTCTGAAAAATCCAGAAGGTAAGTCTAGTGGGTCAATCTTAGCGGATACGTAAACCCATCGAGCCTTCTCTTCAAAAGCCTTGTCTGCAGGGATAAGCACCCATTGTTGCCCTCCGTATGTAACAACCGGATAAGATGTCGTTTCACCTGTATTCAATGGTCTAGCTAGTGAAAATTGACTTACTTTTTTATAACCGATAATCTCTGTAAGAGCTTCTGTGTTTGAATCCTCTTCAGGAGGATTTGCGTCATTATCCCACGCAGATGTTTTTCCGATAGCCATGTAAGCTCCTGCGCTCCTTTGTTGTAGGGCAACCGCAGCTTCAATATGAGAAATTAAAGTAGAAGTAGGCATTTATTCACACCCTCTCGTTATCTTTTAACCATTCTTCTATTAATAATATAGCAGATTTTAGTTTATATATTTATTATAGCATATATAGATTTAGGCTCTGTAAATAAAGGAAAGACACCCTTTCGGATGTCTTAGCCTGCCCAACCAATCTGACACGTTTCAATTCTGATTTTATCTGCTACGTTTAATACCTGAGCTTCTAAGGATAAGTCCACGTCAGTCAGCATATCGTTGGAGGCATAAGCCATACCTATACGATTCTGTCCTAGATGAGTGTTTCCTTTTACAAATAGTAACTGTTGGTTGAACTTGGTGAACTCTATCTCTGCTTCTACGTAAAAGGAGCCAGATTCACTTGTCCCAAATGTTACACTAGTAACAGAGGTACCTAGTCGCACGTTGATCTTCTTACCATCTGTAGTTCCTGTTATTGTTCCTTTAACCCGGGCAACTAACTTCTTCCCCGGAGAAACTGTGTTCGGAGTGTAACGCCACATAGGAGTTTTAAGTGTAACAGTTTTAAATTTTGTTGAAGTAGTAGAAGCATAATCCGTCTGAATGATATCGATACCAAACCAACGCTCATTAATAGATGCACTTACTTCCTGTCCTACGATTATGTCCGCACTTGTAACATCTGAGTTTGATTGCGTGACGATGGTGTTTTCATTCTCATCTGCTCCTCGTCCAGTTACAGGGTCAATCGTGCCTACTGCAAATACAACAGAGGAAGGAATATAAACGTGAGCCAGACTATCAGTACGTATAGCTCGTTTGTTTCTTTTAAACTCTGTACCGGACATGTTAACCCGCGAGTTTACACGAGCTACGACACCATCCTCACAGTCCATAATGTTTGCCCAGTCACAATGTCCTGTACTACTCTCCTGCGCCCACAAACCATAGCGACAGTTCTTTATAACAACTGTCTTAGTACGGTCACCACTATCTTGGATACCGATAGCATGATTATTTTGCTGTAACGAACGGAAAGCTGCCCCTGTACCTGACCCGTCTGGCATACGCCCACAGTTATCAAATACTCCGTCAGGTACAATAATGGTAGAGTGTTTAATCCCACTAACCCCGTAGAAGCAGTTTAAAGCGTGAACATTGCTAGTTGTTATTTTTGCGTAGAACTGTACGCTAATGGCTGCACTAGAGCTGCTACCGTTAAAGTCTTGGAACATAATGTCTTTTATATATACTTTAGTACCATCTGTGGCTAACAACCCTACAGCAGCTGCTCCCGCTCCTTGACGAATGATAGTTGTAGGTACATTAGGGTGCCCTCCTACATCTGCCCCAATAATCTGAATCTGCATATCTCTCTGCCCTATACCAGCAGGAACGATAGCTTTTTTCAAGTGCGTACCCGTTGCCATCATGAACTGCCAGTTACCAGCTAAAGACGGGCTTGCGTAGTTAGTTAAAATATTGACAGCTACTTGTAGGTCTCGGATAGCAGTGGTAGAAGTGATACCATCAAATGTGTTCGAGCTACTAGCAGGAGCAATATAGACTTTGTTTGTTTGGTCTGGTTTAGGTGTAATGTAAAACAAGTCAGTTCCTCGTTTAATAACGCCTGTCCCTATCTTACGTACTGCATGGAAGTTTGGTATATTAGCAGACGATACGTATGTACCGTCTGGAAAATATAGTGTTTTGTTATTTTGGTAGGCGTAGTCTACAGCAGCTGCTAAGGCTGATTGATCGTCTGTTGTCCCATCTCCTGTAGCTTTATATGGTGCCTCTGTAACACTGACAATAATGTTTTGTTGTAAACCGGACGTTATGAACTTATCTGGTCTCTCTAACATTTAATCCCTCCTAGCTTTACTCGTCTGTACTTGTGTCTCCACCGTACTTAGTTTGGTCAGGGTATGTAACAATAAAGTCACTGCCCTCTGTTGCTGCTTCCTTACCTGTCTGGTCAAGAACCTGATACCCTTTACCATGTTCTGAGTGTTCGTAGCTAAACTTTATGCGCCAGCTTTCGATTGTAACTACACCACTAGCCCCTGCCGATGTTCTCATTCGTAATCGGAATTTAACCAGTTCAGGTCTAGCAGTTGTCCCGCTGTTATAGTTATGAGGGAAGTTACCTAGAACCGCCATAATAGGGAAGATGTACATTTGCCCTGCTTTTAATGGCATGGACACTTCGTTTGTTATTTCATCCCTAACATTTGAATACCCTCGTTCTGGGTGGTTTACTTGGTAGATAATCGGATTCACATACACTGTTGTATCTGCTGCTACAGAAACCTTAACCCACCCGTCTGCAGAAACGATACCATGTCGTTTAAGTAACATCTCTGCGTAACCGTGGCTCACGTTACCATAACTAGATGTGTTCACAGTAATCGGAGAAGTTGTAACCCCTCTTTCATACATTAAGATATTCTTATAATTAGTAGACTCTTCTAGAGCTGTTGTCTTTTGTGTTAATCCGCAAGCTCTAAGGAGTACGTTACCAAACCACTCTACAGCTTTTGTCATTTCTAGACTATCTCGGTTACCTCCGTATAACTGGTTATACCACTCTGGGTTTGCAGTAGTCATGTTATAGTTATAAGCAGCATGACAAGCTAGAGTAGGCATCGCAGTTGTTCCATTAACAATACGGTTACCCGGTTTGTATAACCTTGAGATAACATCGTTGAAAATCTGTCTATACTGGGGGAGGTATCTCGGTGTGAAGACAATGTGTTCTGCCTCAATAGTATTGATCGTATGGTAATCGATATAGGCTAGAGCATCACTATAGTTTGCCATACTGTCCCGGAAATACTGGCTTTCTTTCTCCGAAAATGGCGCTGTACCCTTATAGTACGTTCCGCCTACTTGATAATCTGTACCTGTAATATAATCCCATAAGTATTCCATGTTACGGTTTAAATCTACTCCTCTAGCATTCTGCCTCTTGTTGTTCTTAAAGCTCCAAGGGTTATTAATGGGCTTAACAATCAAACGAACATTCTTTCTAACGTAAGTAAGAAGTGAGTTTGTTTTCCAATCATTAACAATATGGTAGATAATTCGAGCTAGTGCAAAAGATGCAGTATACTCGTTCCCGTGCGTTCCAGCACTGACAACTACTGTTTTTGTATAGTTCTTAGGAGTTAGTTGGTACTCCCAAATACTCCATGTTACTCCATCACTACCTGCCTCTGACTGACCTAGATTTGTACGAGTAATGTAGTCCGGGTTAGCAGCTCGTAGAGGCTCGTATAAGCCGTTTACAAACTCTTCAGGACTTCTACTAGTAGACGAGGGAACTCCATTAGCTCCCCAAGGCATAGCAGGCTGGACAGGGGGAACCCAGAAGGCTCCCGTATCCTCTCCAACATATTTTATATCTGAATCTAGCATAAATGCATTTGGTCTCTCTAACATTTAATCCTCTCCTTAGTTTCCAGTCAACATACGCATCTCGCGCCAATCTGTATTAAGTACGTTCCCTGTTCCGGGAGAGATACGTTTAATTCCGTAGATAACGTACTTACTACCTGCTGTACCGTACTCTGTATTATCAGTATTGATATAAATGTCATTACTGTTATACGAACCTGAAAGGTTAGCAAGGCTAGCAGAACCCGTGTAAGCGAAGTACCCTACACGTTTCCACCCACCGTTAGAGTAGGTTCGAGTCATGTTTGGTGTAACTGAAGTATCCACGTATACGCTACCTTCTCTACCGTAAGGAGCCGTAGCGATCTGAGCGGGGTGTGTAGCAAAGTTATCGAAATATACATTTTTGTAAAAGTGTGTGTCACCGCTGTTTAAAACAGTGAGTACGTCAGTCAAGGTACCATCTTTATTATGAGATAGTGTATATTTACTTCCTGTCCCATCTCCTGTAACCCGTGTCTCCCAGTACTCTGACCAAGCAGTAACAGTAGAGTAGTTAAGTCGAATTGACGGGGTTGTATTTTTGATCTGAATATTTCTCAGCCTAGCATGGATATTACAAACAGCTTGTAAGGAACCACGAATCGAACCATTTACGTTTATTGTATCTGCGTTTGATGCCGTAACCATAACGGGGTTAGACTGAACCGTGTTTCCTCCGTTCTGGTAAACGTATACTAGTAAGTCAATATCGGTACTAGTGCCTGTAATATCTACGAACTTATCAATTTTAGAGGCACTTGTATCGACAACCCCTGTGTGCTCTAGCCATAGTAAACCTTGTACCCCAGAAGAGCTATCGATTACTACCTGACTTGATAAAGTCTGACCTACCGTACCTTTTGAACAGATGTTGAGTGTACCTAAATTTACAGTGTTTGCACCTTGTAGAACGAGGGCAGGCTGGTTAGAAATTAGTGACTCCATCTTGTTATTTGTCATGTATATTTCATTAGTATTAGAGCCCGTTGTTTTAAGTGCAGTACCTCTGTATGTTTCGAATCGGTTACCTACTAGGTGGAGCTGGTTCGTATATTCGTATCCGCTACCAGAGACTAACTCGATCATAGGTAGAGTACCGTCAGTAGAACCTCCCCACTCAAACACACAGTTAGTGATTCTACTGTCCATAACTTCCTGCATATAAATTTGTCGCCCCATCATACCCGTAAACATAACATCGTCAAGGTAAGTAACAGCGCAAGCTTTAAGCTGCATAAAGTCTTCTACAAAGTCCCCACCCTTAAAGCGGATTTTTGAAAATCTAAATCCTCGAATATTTGTCCCTCCAGTAGAAACAGAGGAACCAATAGCTTTAATAGCGACAATGTTTGCTCCACGGATAATCTGTGTTCCTTGAATAACAGCCCCTGTTGACTTATTGTCGAAAGCTACACCTTCCCAAGCTAAACCAGATGCCGCGGACATATCTACTGTTTGAGAAGTAATGTAATAGTCTCTAGCTCCAAGTTTAACTTTACCAATTTTTTGTGCTACTGCGTCTGCAATAATACGGTTAAAACGAGGAGCATCATCCGTCTCTCCGTTTAATCGGGGGTAGCGTTCCCCTAGTAAACCTACACCTACAGTAGCAGTTAAGATATCTCCATTTTGGAGTTTAGTAGCGTCAACAGGGTCTTGCCCGTCTGCGTAATGGCTTGTGTTGTGACCAAACGCTACAGGTAACTTTCCTTCGAGCCAAGACAGCATAACTGTGGTGCCAATAGGTACCCCTTCGGATAATGTAATGCTCGTAGAGCTTGTTTCTGTATAGGCTGTAGGTGGTTGCCAAGTTCCCTTAACCATAACGTCTAGTGTATCAGAACCAACGACATAAGAGCCGTTGGTAATGGTAAACACTGTTTGTCCTTCTACTGTTGCTGTAAGGACTTGTCTTCGTTTTGCTTTTTCGAGTTGTGCAAACTTCTCAGCAACTCCGGGGTATTTAGTAATATCTGATCTAGCCATTTAGTTACCTCCTTATTTAGCTGTCCAGTTACTAGAACCAGTATCGCTTTCCTTGATATAGAATGAAGTTCCTGCTCCACCGTCTGTACGAAGGTAGATAGAGCCGCTAGCTGCTGTTACTACTCCGTTAGGGTCTCCTGTACCAGAATAAATCTTAGCATCTGTACTCTGTGGAGAAATAACGTTAGCATGAAACTCATCGTCTGTTTTTAACTTGTTAGCGGCTGAACGGTATAGGTTCGTATCCGCAGCTGTAGCCCCGTCTCCCCAAGATAGGTAACCATCTGCACGTACAGTCAAACGGCTTTGAGTATCACCGTAAACCTTAGTTTGCATAGTCTTGTCTGTGTACAAGGCGCGAAGATAGATTTTCTCAGTACGTTCTGTTCGACCGTAAGTAATGATACTAGATTCATTACCGTTGTCTCGGATAATGTTCATCACGTTACCGCTAGCTCCGTCTGCAAACTCTACTAGATCGACCCGAGGGTTGTTCACTACTAGAGCAAAACAGTTAGTTCCAATGTCTAAGAACTTCTGACCTACTGTGACTTTATCCCCTGCGTAGTAGCCTCCAACAATGTTAGGTTGACGAATTTCGTTACCTGTTGTTGTAACAAGACCGATACCGATACAGTGTGCCCCTGCTGTTGCTAGGATAGTAACACCACTTAGTAAAGGAGCCCAAGAACCGTCAATTTTGATTTCATAACCTGAGTTACCTTCGAAACGAGTACCGTACATGTTCATACTGAATGTCACTGAAGCAGGGTAACCCGGGTTTTGAATAACCTTTAATCCGTTACCTCCATTACCGATAATGTTACCTCCGATAAATGTAATGTTTGTTGGGTTAATGTTAACTCCCCCAAGAGTGTTACCGTGGATATCAAGGTTGTCGAATACAGCAGAACCTACAGCGTACTGTGCTACTGAGTTAATACCCCAGCCTTTGTTTAAGAAGATTTTAGAGTTTTCAATCTTCAGACCGTAAGCATACTCATCTTTACCTCCACTAGCGTCAGGTTGGTTAATGAACGTTTGACGATCTAACTTGATTCCGTCCCCACCACATGCACGAATGTGTAAGTCACGTAGAGTTAGATCATTGAATGAACGTAGGTAGATACCAGAACCACCGTTATCATTACCTACAATTTCTAACCCTTCGATAATTAGACCAGTTACTTTACCGCTATGAGAACGGTTGTAGGACTGACCAATAACCTTAACGATTGAGTTAGTTGTTGTAGCTACCTGTTTAATGATCGTTTGACGTTTAGAATCTCCTTTTAAGCTGAATGCACGGAAACCGTATGTTGTAGTATCTACTGTATCTGAAGAGTAGTCAATAGCTAATGAAGTAACGATATACGTTCCTCGTGGGAAGTAAACCTCCGCCCCGTGAAGCTTAGCTGTATCGATAGCTTTCTGGATAGCTGCTGTATCATCTGTGATGTTATTACCTCTAGCCCCAAAACGTCTTACATTCAGTTTGTAGATAAAGCCCGGGTTCATATTAGGAATATATCGGAATGTATCAGAGCCTGACTCTGGTAAGTTTCCGCTGCCCCCTACATGCACTCCTCCACGGAAAACAGTGTTCTCTCCGATCTGTACATTTGAACAGCTAGAGTCTAAGTCAACATCTAAAGGTAAAGAACCTAGAGTGTCGTAAGTAGAGAAGTCTCCTGTATCAGAAGCTGAAAGGACTTTCTTTTCTTCGATGTGTTGGTATAGGTTGTCGATTTTAATACCGTGAGTATTACGAGCTTTAATCATTGTCTTACCGTATTGGCGTACATCGATTCCGTCTACAGTGATGTTCTTAGACTCACCGTCAACGTTTACAAGTAAGCCTTCAACACGTTCTGCGTACATCTTATCGACAGTTACACCTTTAACCGCGTATAGATCAACCATCTTAAAGTTCTGGCATAGATGCATCCCTTTACCTGCACATAGGATTTCACGGATACTGAAAGATTCACCTTTCTTCACGTATACTCCATAAGCAGCTGTCTTAGCCATGTCGTACCCGTTTAGGTTTACGAATGTAGTAGCGTCTGGGCGCATTAAATACAGCCAGCCTTCTCCCATGTTTCGGAAAGATAGACGCTTGTACATACTCTGGTCACAGTAGTTGTCTGCACCATTTGCTAAGTCTGGCTGATACACTGCACGTTTTAAAGTGCTAAAGTAGCAGTCTTCTAGATTGATACTTGTGTTACGCATAACAATCGCATCTGTATCATACGTAGAAGCAAAGATACTTGTGTACTTTGTATCGTAGGTACCTAGACCAGCAAAGGCAAAGTTACGGACTGTAAAGTTTCTCCATACTCCACCTACACGAACTACTCCTGTTTCTGTGTAGTTTGTTGTAATCATAGCTCCTGCAGTTTTCTTGATTAGACGAGAAACATTACGAGTCGTGTTAAACAAGTCTGCAAATACAGGTGTAGCTCCACGGAACTCTAACGGACTAAGAATATCGTTAGCTGAGTAAGAGTCACGTTGCGTGTAGATCGTCCCGTTAATAAGGTAGTTACCCGGAGGGAAGAATACAGTACCTCCACCACTTTGCATAACTGCGTCTACAGCGGCTTGTACACTGGCAGTATCATCTGTTACTCCATCACCCTTAGCTCCATAGTTTTTAACACTAACCCACCCAAGTCTGTTCTCGATAGAGGTAAACTTGTTTGCAATTAATGTGTAATAGTTCGGTAGCTTTGTGATATCGATAGGGTCTTGACCACCCTCATAGTGAGTAGTGTTATGCCCAAACTGGATAGGAGCTTTCCCCTCTTTCCAGATAGCCGTAACTGTTAAATCTTTTGGTACAGGGTCAACCATATCAAAGTTCTTAGAATCTACCTGTACATAAGCATCTGTAGGTTGTAGGACACCCTCAATATATACTGCAAAAGAATTGGAGCCTACTGTATAAGAACCGCTAGTTAACGTGAATCGTGTCTGAGTAGCTGCAGTTACTTTCCAGCTCTGTCTGTTGTCTGCTTTCTCCATTCCTTTTAAACGTTCATCTAGGCTAGCTGCTCCGTTTCTAGCAGTCTCTACTTCTGCCTTAGTGTTCTTAAGGGAAGAAATATCATTCGTATTTGTTTCTACCTCTGTACCTAAGTCACCTACAGTCTCGACAGCTGCATTTAGATCACTACGAATACCTGTAGTATCTGTTTTTAATTGGCTAATATCACTTTTATTTTTTGTATTATCTGTTTGAAGACTAGTGATGTTTGTTTTGGCATTTGTAACGTCAGTTTGGATTGTATCTACTTGGCTTTGTTTAGCTAGCTGAGCTTTGTTTCCATTACCTGTACCGATATAGACTTTCTGTGTATCGGAAGATAGAGCTGGCTCACCGATAGATAGATCAGTTAATGCTGATTCTACTTCACGTCTGACTTGTATCTTGACTTTTTTGATATCATCTGCCATAATCTTCATTACCTCCTTTATAGAGCTTTGCTATGTATAATATAGCACTATGTTTTGGTGTAACTTAATTATATCATGAAAGAAAACCTCCCCTATTTTAAGGGAGGTTAGTGACCTAGTTTACTATAACCCTTTCGGATTCATATGTCTTTCAATATCAAATCCGTAGTCCACTGTTTGTCCTGCGTTGTTCGTCACAGTAATATCTATCTTATCCCCGTTCAACACTGCGGAAATTGTAAAATTCTCTGGGTCAGGAGAAGTAAAATATGCTGTCTTTGCAGAAATCCCTCCATTAGTTGTCCCATTAGCCACAGTAAGGTATAAGTGTCCAGCAGCCATAGGTGAAGGTGCTGTTTGTGCTCGGTTGTTATACGTTAATTTAAACAAGTAAACATCGTTAGAAAAACTAGGCGTATAACCAAGGTAATGCCCAATAGTTGTACTAGCTCCTGTTGCTAATGAGAATGCATGACTTGATGTCTTAGCTTTTCGGTTATACTTAGCTAACGAACCCATACAACTAGTGAATTGATTTGCGTTTCGTAGAGCGTCTACACCGTCACCGTGTTGCAATGACCCGTTACCTGAGCAGTTTACAAAGCTATTGTTTTTCGTTCCAGCGGAGAAATAAAAACTGTTGAGTGTGTAGTAGAATGCTAGACTTACACAGTTAGTAAACGAGTTGTTAGAACAAGAACTGTTAATATGCCAATCATGGTACTGGTTGTTATCAATAGATGAAGATTTAAACGACCAGAAATTCGTAAATTGGCAGTTTGTTGTGTTAACCATAAAGACACCGGATTGTCCAGACGTATCGGCTTGACAGTTCACAAATTGCCCATATGTCGCATTATCTAAGTAGTACCCATACGTAGTACTTAAGATTGAGTGGAAATGATGAGCTGTAATTGTTCCGCACCCTGTTCCTGTTTTAAGACCGTAGTAGCTGTTCTCGGATGAACAATCAATCAAATGTGTATCAGGGACAATAACGTTAAACCCTGCGTATGACGCATAAGTAGCGAGACAGTATTCCATTCTGGCTTCAATACCTGAACGAATGTTAAAACCGTTTCTCCCCCCTGTTGTTTTCATTCGACTACAGTAAGCTTGAAAGGGTTTTGCAGCATCCCCATTTGTGGAATCTAGTCTAATACAGTCAACAACGCTGTTCATTTTACAACTAACATTTACCTTAATAATTCCCGGATTATCTCCCGTCATTTTGATAACTGAGTCGTAAGCATCAATGTCAAAGCATTCGTGAGCGACAATCGTCTGGTTGTTCTCTCCCCCAATGCCCTCAAGTATTTGATTATTATTTAAAATAATCTGTTTACGTGTTGGGTACGTACCATATGTTAGTATAAACCGAGAACCAGAAGCGAAGAAGGCTTGTAAAGCGTCTGTGTCATCATGTCTAACCGTTTGTGATGTTGCTGTTGTAGTTGCACTTGTAGCTAAGGTTAACGTTTTAGTGCCTCCACCGCTTATAATCGTTGTATTTAATGTTTCTGCCAAAGGACTAGCTGGAGGAGTATTCCACAGAGAGCTGTAAGAGCCGCTAATGTTTGTTGCCCCTTTATCATCCCACTTAGTATCCCCTGTAATAATAGCTACTAGGGAATAAGTACCTGCGTTAATACTCCGATATACTGCATACCTTACTGCACCCGTCACACTTGACCACGTTAGTTTATTATAACTCTTTGTTGTATTTGACGAAGGGGCAACAGCTCCAGTATCTGAAGCAGCGGCAGAAATAGTAAGAGATACACGGTCTCCCGTAACTGTCACAGCTAGCCCAGAGGATATACCACCGTCATAGGTAATTGTACCATTCTTAGTAACTGTAGCTAAACGTTTTGGAGAACTTGTCGTACCTACGTAAATGTCTGCGGATATAGCTCCTGTTGGGAAGTCAAAAGCTGTAACAATGTTTTGACCAGCGGTAACCGATGTACTTATCTGTGAGCTATTTTTAGTTGTAGAGCCTACAGCGTTACTAAGGGTATAACCTACGTAGTATGTCGATGTCACAAGTGCAGAGCCTGTTCCAGATTTAGTTACACTAAGTGCAGATGGGTCACTCAGTGTATCGGATAGGTTTGCGTTACCTGTCGATATGCTACCTGCACTACTAGCGATAGACACTCCTCCATTTTTGTTAACCGCAGCGACTTTGTACGCGTACGTAGTTGAGCCTGTAACACCTGTTACTGAAGCTGTAGGAGCTGCGGGTGTAGTGATAGTTGGTACTGCGCCTGCGTGGTGTATAGATATACCTTGATTGTTTGCAAAGTCGATAGCCGAGGCTAGGTTTAAAATTGTGCTTCCTGCTGTTATGCTTCCTGTAGTTGTTTGTGTAGAGCCACTTGCGTTGAAGTCCTTAATGTTAACTCCTAAGTTTTTTCTTCGACTTGTCTCTTCCTTAAACGCACCTACGATACTACCTTTCTCGATAGTTGGTAACTCTGATAAGACCCCTAAGTTAGTTTGCGTATTGTTAACATTTGTTTGCAGACTATCCAAAGAAGTTTGTGTAGCTAACTGAGTATTTCCTGCGCTAGTCCCTACAAAGACTTCTTTAGTATCGGTAGCTAGACCTATCTCAGCCTCATCAAGTGTTGCAATATCTTTTTTAAGTCCTTTCCTCATGAGCATCTTTACATACTTTGTAATACTCGCCATTTAGTCTACCCCCATTCATATAGGAAGGAGCTCATTAGAACTCCTTATAGTTTCCGTCAATTACTTCTGTATACGTATGATCTTCAGGTGTACCCCCGTCTAATACGAACTCGTAGGCTTCACCAGAGGACTCAACACCGCTGTACGTTGTATACGTTACTGATCTATCTATAATAGTGCTTACACCTGTTATCGATGTAATGTAGTCTCCTGCTGCAAAGTCACGAGCCACAGTTTTAGAGAACCCTAGTTCAAAGAAGTCTAATCGAATATCGAATGCTTCCCCTACATTTTCGTAGTTTCCGCTAATAACTTCTTCACTCTCTGCGTCTGTAAAGTTCCCACCACTTAGTACAAGCTCATAATCTTCACTAGTAAACTCGGAAGCTTGGTACGTGATCTGTTCTGCATCTTGGTCTGAATTAGGGAACTTAAATCGGATGAACATAAGCCCGTTATCTGACAAGTAGTTTACAACACTATCAATAGATACGATATTATTAATATAACGGATACCTACCGAGTCGCTATGTAAATCCACCCATTCTCCTTGCTCTAAGTCAAAGGCTTGTAGTACACAGTTTACCTCAGATGAAAGTACTGCATTTAGCTTATACTGAACATAGGAGCCATCCATTAACTCTGCATAAGTCTCTTTTGTGTACAAGCCGCTAGGAGCTACTTGACGAAGGTACTTACTGTATTTAAGATTAAAGTAAGTTGCAACGTCCATCGTAAAATACAAGAAGCTGTTAGCTCCTGTGTATAACGTCTGTACAGCATACTGGGAATCCACTCTACCTGTCTTTGTGTAAAAGTCAGAAGACATAGGCTCACTATTAGTTAACACGTCTTCTATCTTTGTATCCTCCGAAAACAGTAGGTCTTGTGTAGAAAAGGTAGCTAGATTATACGTAGACTGTGCAGCAGATAACGACCCGGCTAACCGTTCTGAGGAGTTCAATTTACTACTGTTTAGTTTAAACAATCCGCTAGAGTCATCTGTACGAGATGACGCTGTTAGGTTTATGTGTCCTCTAATACGATCGCTCATACCATTTGAGATAGTTAAGTGAGTGATAGATGGCATAATCTCGCTATTGGCTGGAGGTAACTCTACGATCTCTGCATTAGGATTATGAGAACTTGGACGGTAGGTTAGTCGAAAAGATACCCCTGCAGGTTTAAACTCATTAATAACATCCACCAAACCTATAGGGAAAGGTCGAGAGATTCTAATATCAATTACAGCCACTGTGTAGTATTTACCTAGTAAGTGGTCAGCCCCATTAAGCTTAGACTTGTTTAGTGTAAATACATTTTTGTAAGGCTCGTAGATTTCAATGTAGCTATCATAGTCCTGCAAGAAGTCCTGAATGGCTGCCTTAATCGCTGGGATAGTTCCTCTTCGTAGCTTAACATAGCTAACAATACGGCTTCTGTAAGCGTCATCTTCTTCACTGTCTCTACGAAGTAGTCCAAATATTCTGCCATATTGGTCTAGCCATTCCCCAGAAGAAGTATCTAGGGCAAGGAGCAACTTCCCCTTAATAGCTTCTGTTTCACTATCCTTAAGTTCTCTGTCTAGTGCTGCAAGGATAGCTGCATTGGCTCTCCGTTTGTCCTCTATCCCGCGCTTCCATGCAGGGAGTAGATGTTTTAAAAATGACATAAGGTATACCTCCTTTCTAGTTTAGGGTAACCTGTACAGTACCTGCTCGAATAACTTCGGAGCCTTGGAGCTCAATGTTACTGCTTAGGTTTGAAAAGCTAACGTCATAGATTAGCTGTCTGTCAATATATTTAATGATACTGATAAGCTCCACTAAGATAAGGCTTTGAGAAGTTTGCATATTGTTTAGGTAACGAGTAATCTCATTCTCGATACGCTTTCTGAACACCTCTGTGATAGCTGCCTTATTTTTAAGCGTTACTGTAACTGTTACATCTACTGCTCGTCTTGTAACCGGGAATACTCGTACAGGGATTCCTGCTGCTCGGTAGTCCTCTAAAGCTAGCTCGATCTTTGTTTTAACAGAATCTGGTAGGTTCCCATTACGGTCATGGGCGTAAACATTTACTCGTCCTGTTTCCTCTTCCACATGTACCCCTGCAACCTCGTCTACAGTTCGTGTACCGTATTCTATTGCATCTTTAGTAGCTTTGCTTAGGGACTTAATATACGAGCTAAATCGAGCTCTCTGTTCCTCTAAGGGCTCTTGGTCTTGTCCAGTTTGAAAAGCAGCCGGGTTTGTCACTGAACGAGTATTAGCAATCGGTGACTGCATAATATCAATAACATTGGCAGGAAGGTTTCCTACACTTCCGGGAGCCAAACAGTATACTTCAAATTCAGCTAGGATAGACCCTTTAGGGATTCTGTAGTCTACTCGTGTCTCATAGAAGAGAGCGTAGTCTGGTAAGCTAGAAGTGAAACGAGAGCCCCGGGACAGAATGATGTCATTTTGTGTTGGACTATGGAAAGCAATTTGCACGACTCCATAGGCTTTGACAGATTGCTTTCTAGTAAAGTTAAATGAAGAGTAGACACCCTGTTCGATAGCTTCTACCATATTCTCACGGGTTAGTACATAAAACTGTTCTAGCTCCATAGAGATAGCTTCGTAGATTGCTCTCATGGCACTACCTACAGAGAAATCATTTACCTCATTTGTATTCGTAATTGTGTAGTCTACTAATCGTGAATAAATTTCAGACATACGTTTAAATCGCATGGTGTACCTCCTCTCAGACTCTTGCGTCATTAAAATTATTTTCTAGTACAACTAAACCGTCTTGTCGAGCAGAAATAACAAATTCAAATGCTTGCTCAAGGGTAATCGTAGAAACACTGAAAGCTGCTGTATATGTGTTCCCTGAAAGCTTACGAGAAGTCATTTCACAGAAGGTTACGCGGCTATCTGTCTTAAGTGTACGCTCAATCTCTAGATCGATAAGTGCTGCATTCTCTTCTGTATTTTTCATTCCTAGGTATCTATGTAAGTTAGACCCATATAGAGGGTGCCCCACATAACTCCCTTTTGGTGTGATTAGTCGAATGTATAAAGATTGCTTTAAGTTTTCCAGTCCACGTACTGTAGCTAACTCTCCTCGTTTACTCCCTTTCATTTCAAAAATTTCAGCGTCTCTTCCCGGGTCTCCCATACCTACAGGTAAAGGAAGAATGTCTAAGTCCTTACCTAAGGCTAGAGCATATAGCTCTTCTTGGTCATACTCTGTAGCACGTTTTAATTCCTGAATGAGGTTTGATTCTGTATCGTTAGCTACTTTAATTAAGATCGTGTCCCCTATTGTTGCAAGGTGGTCTGGGTTCTCCATCTTCTCTTCCACTGTATCAACAATATAAGGGTAGCGTAGCCCGTTAAATTCAGCTAGAGCTACCCACTGTGTCATGTCCCCTAAGCGCTGCTGAGCGATACCCTGTAACGTATCTCCATCTTTGACAATGTGCTGAACGAATCTACTCATTTAACGGACTCCCCTTTCTTTCATAATAACATCAATCTGGTTTTCGATATAACCGAAGGAGATGTTTATATCTCTCATGTTTTCAATCATATGGTAGTACTTTGGCTCAGAGCTAAAGTAGTCTGCGATAAAGTTAACGTTCTGTCTAATCCGTCTGATATCTTTTGCAGATACATACTGAAGATTTACAGGCGCATTGTCCATCATATATAATATAGAGAAGGACTCCAAAACAACCGACTTAAGAAGCAAATAGATTGTAGGTGTATAAGATGATAGATCACTGTTTAGAGCTCGGTGAACAATTGTTGTAGAATCCGTTTCTGTACTCACTAACTCTATTTTATCATTTTTTATTAAGTCCTGAGTTAATCGAGCTACTACTGATAGAGAGTACGTAGGGTCGTATAGTGTAGAAACAAAAGTACTTCCGCTATCAATAGAGTTCGTAGGGATTGTCCCATCATTTAAAATAGGAATGCTTGAGACGAATCGAACTAATTCTGCTGAGTAAGCCATTATAGATTCTCCTTTCATCGACCGTAATAACCAATTGCATAACCTAATCCTGTCGTTCCATATGAGTAGGATGAAGGAGAAGGGGACTGTGGGTTGATTGGTGTCATGTCGTAACCTTGGTCTGTTGTTCCTTTATTGTAAATATTATCGTTTCCTGAAGAAGGGTCATAAGGTTTATCGTCATCTTTTTTACCTGTGCTGTCCTTGACACCGGAACCTACTCCACTGTTTCCAGAACCTATTCCGCCTATTCCACCTAAGCCGCCAGAACCGTTAGGTAGTGTAGGAAATCTATTTCCGATCTCTGGAGAAACTACTTCGTCATCTGGCGGGTCTCCTGCATTACGGAGGATAACAAATTTAATTTCATATCGGTGAGTTAAAGGTGAGTTAACATCCTGACTATAGGTAACCCCTTCAGACGATAGATGAACTACAAAGTACTCACTGTTAGTGAAGTCATGGAAATAAAAGTCTTCTTTAGATTTATCCCCGTTTCCTCCTGCATCCTCATAATCTTTTAGAAACTGTTTTAGCTCTGCAATCTTTCGGACTCCTCGGTCTGCTGCAGCACCTGTAGGATTGTAACCTGTTGTTCCACTAATTGTAACAGTTGGTACGTCTGCTCCGAAGTCTTCTATAACTACACGGCTCTTTGTTTTAATAACCGTAGATCGGTGAGGACGGGACTGTTGCATACTATCTGGGTTAATTGCAAAGCGGAACAGTTTACCACCTACTTGGAATGCAATTTTTTGTAATGAATTAACTCCGTCTGCCATTGGCATATCGTATCACTCTCCTCTGTTATAATATAGGAAAAGGCGGGGTTCACTGCCCCGCCTAGTAAACTCGTATTAGATCGTATTTTTCAAACAGTTCCTGAGGAGAAATGTCTCCTAGGTTCCTCATGTCCTTTCTAGGGACATCCGACATCACAAAAGAGTTGTCCACAATTTCAGAACAGATATATTTGTTAGCTGTGTTGAAAGTAGATAATTCTTTATGGAAAGATAGTCTCAAAAACAACCCTAGTATCTGTTTATAATCATAACGCATACCCACCATTGTAAGAGCGTTGTTTACGATCATATGTCTTTGGTCTTCTGTGACTCCATTTAACCTATATACGCTGTTAATCTTATCAACATAGTAGAGGTTTGATACTCTGGACTTAATGAACTTGTCCGCCTCTACTATATTGTAAGCATCGATTGCTAATGCTACATGACTGTATTCTGACCTAGTCAGTTTACTAATTGTCCATCCAATTAAATTAGTAGGTCTGTAGAAAATAATATCTCCCGGTTCAATATTTATCACACTGTCCTCTCCCTTCCCGTTAGTGTGTTAGCTGTTCACAGGTTCCTCCGATTCCCCCGCCTAGCGATTATTCAGTCTCCATTGGAGGTTCTGTAGACTCGGGAGGCTCTACTGGTGAGACTACTTCAGATTCCTCCCAACGTATATTTTTAAGTTCTTCGACTGTCTGGCATGCGTTTATTTGAGCTTCTAAAACATTTCTAAGCTTTGTTACTTTATCGTCTTTATGTCTGTAACCTAGCATAGCAACGTTTAAAAAGTCCTCTTTACTGATTTTTATTCGGTTAGGCTTACCGTCTTTCCATGCAGTCCATTCGATTTCACTAATTAGCCCTTGAGTAAACAAGGTCATAGTACCAATAAAGTTAGACTGGGCTTCGTAGTCAAAACTAAACTCGTAATCTACTCCGTTTACAGGAGCTGTAAAGTACCCTAGAATAGCTGCTGAACAGGCTGTGTCTAGTTCTGCGAACTTTCTTTTCTTAGCCTCCTGAAGACGCTCCTCAAGTGGTCTAGATTCTTCCCACTGACCGGTCTCAAAGTTCCATCTAGGTTTTTCAATAGCTCCTTCCCACCCCTCGAAGTACATAGGTGGGACATCAGCATCGTCACAAACATAGGTCTCTATAATGTAGCCATCATCGTCTACATGGTAATACTGTTTTAACATGGTAACCCCCCTTTCTATTTTACTGCATAGAATGAAATTCCTGAGAGACTAATCCATGTACCTGAGATAGCCTCTACAGTAACGTTGCCTCCATTCCAGATGTCAATACGACCAGACCTTGTATAGTCGGAGTTAATAGTATCGAAAACAAGTCGGTCTGCTGGACGATACCCTACTGGAAGTTGAAAAATAACATCGGTGTACGCTAGGTCTTTTACTAGTCCATAGAGGGTAACGATTTGGGTTGTTGGGTCTTTCTGATAACATGCCCGCTCGTACCCTCCCGGACTAGTATCGTAGTTAGTACCCTTACTAAGGGAAGGGTAAATTAAGTCTTGACCAATATAGCTGAACCCGGGCTTAAAAACGAGCTCGGAACTAGTGGTGTACCCTGAAGGGATACTACTTGCTACGGGGGAAATTAAGCCCCACCCTGTTCCCCCAATCATTCTAACTGTAATAGCTACAGCTTTTGACTGTGTATTATACACCTCTAGATAAGCGTAGTTACCTCCATAAGACGTATGATACACAATCCTTGCTTTACTGATAGCGGGTAGACTTCCGAAACTAGAGTAACTTGTTTGAGATAAGCTAATTCCAGCTGTTTGTCCCCACATAATTCCTGCTTCAAATCTTGCAAAGGTATGGCAAGTGGATACAGGCGCAAATACTTCGAACACTGCGTTATTATTGTTTATACCTACAGCCGATGCAGCAATGCGATACCAGCCCGGAGTTGCAGGTAGACTTGACGTAATCTCTGTTACATAAGGTTTGTTATATAACTCTAAACCAGCTGTAGCTCTAATGTCCCCTTCTGTTTCAAAACCATTAGGTTTAGACGGGAACTTATTCACGGACACAGTTTTCATATTTGCATCGATGAACATAATCGGTTTACCTGAGGCAACGTTCTTTGTAATCGTAACTGTACTGATCTTGTCAGATACACGAAGTTCGAACACATACGCTTTTGTATTGTCCAGCACTTCTGTTGTAGGTGTAGCTGTGTAAGCTGCCCCGGATGGAGAGAACGTAAAATCTTTCCAGTTTACAAAACTAGCTCCAGAGACATTCTCCCTGTATCTATACTGTAGAGCTGAAGAGGTACCACTAATTGCTTGTAACCCGTTCATCTGACTGCTGTTAATAATCACTGGAGAGATCGTTCCTGTTAGGGTTAAATCTATCGTATCTTCAAACCCGCTCCTACGTTTAACAGTGTAGTTCATTACAGGAGCCGAGTAAGGTATCATTTTAACTACAAGTGTAACCGTTGTGGATAGCCCTCGACTGTCTATAGCTCGAACTGAAGCTGTAACATTGTTCGATGAGTTAACCAGACCATAATCGATATTTAAGTTTCCTGAAGCGTCTGATACTGTCTTGGCAACACCATTAATTGTCACAGAATACTGTTTAATTGTAGCTCCGTTTTTTCCTGTAGCTTTTGAACCGCTTGGAATCGTAACTCGTAACGATGACTTATTCTGAATAATGTAAAGTGGATTTCCTGTTACAGCTGCAGTAACTGCATTCACATCTGAGTAAGTAAGTCCAGTACCGGAAAACGTAGGTGCATTTGTGCTAGACCGAACAAAGAATGTAATATCGCGGTCAGTGTACGAACGAACTTGTACCCCATTGTAATAAGTATATGTTCTTGCTCTACCTTTTAAGCTTGAGCTAGTTGTACCAATAGCGTTGTACAATGAAGTTTGTTCCGTACCACTTGGAGTCCACGTAGTCCCTGTTGTAATATCTGTTAACGTCTTCGTATAAGAACCTAGTGTAATCTCTGTCTTATGCGTAAATGTTGGATTATCACGAGCAATACTAATACCAATAGTCTGATCTACATACATGTAGCTGTCTGCCCCAGCTTCACCGTATACAGGGTAACCGATAGAAGCTGTAGAAGCTGTCACAGTACCTGTGTACGTGTTGTACCCTAAGTTAGTAGAGCCGTTGTATGTATTCAGGTTAATACGCATTGGAGCCGATGAACGACCATCTAGTGCAGTAAACACACGAGTGTTATCTGTAGTGTTCCATGATGAAGACTTAGTAGTCTCAGAAGTTGAGAACTCAATAGACTTAATATACTGCCAGCTTCCGTCTCTGTTCTGTACATCAATGTAGGCGATGTGACTAAATGAACTTGATGCACGAGATACAGTCAGATTGTAGTTTTCTGTTGACGTAAAGCTTGGACTAGACGATAAAGTAGATTTACGAGGAATGTCATTAAGTGTGTAGCTCTTAGAACTAATGTTGATTCTCCCATAGTACTTATTACTAAGGGTTACCTCTGCGTCAAAGTACCCACTAATTGAAAATGACTTCGACCCATCGCTATTGTGATAAACTGTTTTAGATTTTGTTGCGATTAATTTCTTTTGGTTTGGGTTTAAGTCCGCTAAACCTGCCCCGCTAAACGTGTACGTTGTACCGTCAATGACGATGGCTCCGTCTTTTGTGTTACCCGAGTTTACATATCCATACCCGTCAGCTTCCCAATACATCTTAGCTGTAACGGTACTGTAGTTTCCTGTTGTACTCTGCGTTGCTGACCATTCAATCGATAGCCTGTAGTTAGAGGCAACATCGGTGTACAAAGTGCCATTAAGCGCCATGTATATCCCTCCTAATTGTGCTTTTATTTATAATATAGAAAAAGCACCTACTGTATGTACTTTTATTATACCATACATACAGTAGGTGCTAGAGACCTTATTCTTGGTTAGCGATGAACGCCCACCCTTCCCAGCTATCTGAATCAACGTTTACAATTTTAATGCTACCCATCGTAATCTCTTCCTCAGCTCGGATTTTCGTAGATACAGTTTCATCTCCGTTAAGGTAGAACACTTTTCTAAATACTCCATTGGAATCTGCGTGGTACCCTGCAAACTCGTCTGGACTAATTTGGGTATACCCAACCTCTTTACGGTTCGCGTCTAGCTGGGAAACGCGGATACCTCGAATGTCCATTCGAATGTTTGTATTGTACAGTTCCCCTGTAGCTAATGACCATTGTAGAGGCACGTCTCCGATAGTTAGCATAGTTCCTGTTAATGTTGCATCTACTGCCCCATATGCCACGAAGTATACGTACACAGCATCGTCTGTCGGAGTAAAGGTAAAGTGGTTAGCTAAATACCCTACCGTGATGTCTGCACTGTTGTCTGCGATCTGCTGAATTATTGCTCTATCTTTATCTCGAATCTGAATGTAGAATCGGTAGTCTGCTGTAGCTCCACCAGTACGCTTGTTCAGGTACCAAGATAGTGTGTAGGGTTGGTTAGGGATTACGTTAACAAGCTGCATAACTCCTTTGTCATTCCCATCCGGGTTAAACTGGAACCCACTACCAAATCCTAGTGTATCTAATTCATTATTACTCAGTGTTTCAACAGTACCTGTAGGTGAGTAGCTTTCCCAAAAGTCTAGCCCTGCGTAACCGATACTGTTGTTGATAATATTCATACCGCCTGTAGCGGAGAACTTAGCCGTGATATCTGTTGCTGTTTGGCTTAACTGAGACTGAGTTACATAAGGAGAAAAGTCTATTGAATCCAGCCCGTTCTTAATCTTTTCGTCTACATCAGAACCTGTTGCATACTGACCTAGCGCTGAGGCATCTGCTTTGTCCTTCATAGCATACTGATAAGAAACAGAGTTCATTACCGTGTTTACAATGGAGTCCTCTGTAATAACCTCTTCAGCCTTTGACAGACGTGTTTGCAATACCGGGATAATGTACTTCAGCGTATCCGTTACAGTAGCTAGGTTTATAGCATATCGTACATCCCCTACAAGTATCTCTGGTGTATTAACAGGGTAAGTCAACGTGATCGTATTGCTACCTGCAATTAACGGGAGGATACCATCGAATGTAACAATCTCCTGCACTGCGTCTGCTAATCTGTAAACTACTTGGTAGTAGTTGATTGTTTGTTCTGCATAGGCAGCAGACACTGTTGTAGGTACCGGGTTAAATGTTCCATCTGAAGCAATCGTAGAACGGTTAAGGTTTGTGTCTCCAATAGGGTGCCAGACTTTATTCCCTGTCCCATTGTACGGAGTTCCAAAGGTTCCGTTACACATCTTCCAGCCGTTAAAGAATGCTTTAATTTCATCGTCAGAAGGTGTATATGTTTCTCCCCATCCTGTCTCCGAGTCACTGACTGAAATGTACAATGTACGGTCATCAGACTGTAATCGAATCTGGTTAGTTGCAGAAATAGCTCCAATTGTAGATAGGTCAGTTCCAGTCATTCCGGCTGCTTGGACTGCATAGTCTACTACGGAAGTTACATAGGCAGGAACCTTAACAATTTTAAATCCTGTTTTGTCAGAGTCGAATGTCCAGCTTAGGCTCCCATCTAGTAAATCATCTTCCCATCTCTTCGTCTTAATAGCTCGACCTAGCGTGTCCCACTTAAACTCATCGTTAGATGTTCCGTCACCGTAAAAGCTTGTGTATAGAGTCAATACGCCCCCAGAAGAGAAGCTAGGGCTTGTGACAGGACGAATACGGTTACCCAGAAAAGCAGACTCAGGAGCAGGAGACCACATAGGAAAAGTCGTGTGTCTACCTTGGAACTCTGGGAGACCTACACTAGCAATAGGAGAAACAACTTCCATAGGGTTAGTGATTGGTTCCTTTTCGTACTGATCTGAGTTACTTACTGCTTGAATGGCTTTTGTTACAGAGCCCTCTCCTACCGCGTCTGCATACTCTACTTGTCTCTTTTGGATTTCTGCATTCATTAACGTGTAACGGAGCTTGTACTCATTCCAGTTGTTCCCCCATACAACAGGGTCAATCGTGTTCACTGCTGTAGAAACAATATCCCACGCTTTAGGGTTCATAGCAGACAAGTAAGTCTTAAGAGAGTTGTATGAGTTCTCAAAATTAGTGTAAATAGCTCCTGTAGTAGCCATCCCTACGTCTCTAGCAGATTTACGAATTGCGTACACTTGACCGATTCCGCTAGCATCGATATCTGTAATTGTTGGCATAGACTCCGTGTTGTCTAGGAATCTACCCACGATCTCAGCAATATCTGCACGAACTAAGCTACGTTCATAGCGAGTTAGTTTAGTAGGGTCATCTAGGTCTGTGTTATCTGAAAGGTCTACTAGAGATACTTGCCCGGTTACATCTACAGTATCGTAAACTACATCACAGTCAAATGAAGCTCTACCGACAAAGTCTGCTGAAGTAATGTGAATAGATTTAGCTGGTGTTGCGTGAGCTGCATTCCAAGCTGCGTCTGCTGCTGCATCATCTGATACACGAGTCCATTTGAATGCTGCTACGTCTACTTGGTCTGTAATGTCATTACTGCCTTCAGACACACGACAGAATAACGTGGTATCAATTTCACCGTTCTTAAAGGTAGTCCCGTTTGTACTTACGATCTTAGCTGAGTACGTTACTTTTGTAGCGATACCGTCAATACGATCATTAGTATTTGCCACACCTTGCTCTACTTGCGCTACCTTTTGGTTTACATCGGCAAAGTCTTTACTATATGTAGCTGACTCTACTTTAGACTTAACCTGCCCACTTACTACAGATAGCTCTGTTTTAATCTCTTTAACTACTTCAAGATTCTCAATTAGCTCCTCAAAGGAAATTGTTCCTCCGTCTCCGTCCCCATCACCATCTCCACTACCTCCGATAACAAAGGAAGCAAGAGACTTTCCATTTACATAGATACCTTCTTGATTTACTTCTAACCGATTGTTTGGAGACTCTAACGCTACAGTCCCATCAGACTCAATACCGAACTTAGAGAACTTCTCCGATTCTGCTTCAGGGTTTGTTGTACCTTCTTTTCGGAATACATTGAATGAACCATCTGTACCCATTTCCATAAATGTGATACCTTCTCCATTTGTATGTCGGCTCCCTAAACGAACCGTACCATCCGATTTAATGAAGAATGTTACACGGTGCTTACTGTAAATCCCTTGGTGTACATAAAGTACTGTAGGGGAGTCTGGAGACTTAGGTTCAATTAGCGTTCCGTCTGCATAACGCGCACTAGGTAGGAGATCGTAGTCAAACTCTGAATCATTTACATAGTCATTGTCCGGGTCTGTATCCGTAATGAACATAAATGATTTACCTGAGAACGTTACCTCTTGGTTACCGTTACCATCTATATTTTTAAATGTCATCGATGGATAAAGAGTAAACAGTTGCCAAAGCTCTCTCTGTAACTCTTCATCAGATTCATCTGCACTAGAGAATGTTGTACGTGTCAACTTAGATTGGTTATCAGCCTCACCGTAAATGTTCAGTACAATAGGGTGCTCTTTATTACCTTCTAAAAATCCAATCAATACAAGGGAGCCTACAGTCACTAATGTATTAGTTCCATAGGGTTTCCCTTCAGGAGTTGTACCACCAAAAGAGACAGGCAAACGAGCAGAGAACTTTCCGTTACTTGCTGGGTCTTTAGCTGTGGAATTTTTGTATAAAGTTGTGACAACGTCCACTGTGTTGTATTTATAGTTTACTTTAATTACACGAGCCATTGACAGCTTTACTATATTTCGTCCCTCTTTATTTCTTCTTACAACTTCCTTACCTAACTGAGCCTGTAATCGCATTGAAGAGAGCGGAGTAATAAACTGATCGAATTGTCCTCTTTCCAATTTGCCCACCTACCTTTACTGTAATCTTAGTACATGTCCATTAAATTTATCCCAGAAGTATCCGCTTGCCATATTAGCCTCTGCGATACCTGTACTTTTCTGGAATCCTATAAACTTACCGTTTCCTGAATAGATACCAATATGACCGTCTGACTTGTATGTGTCGAAGTAAACAATATCTCCGACCTGCATCAGTCCCTGAGCAGCTGTCTTAGAACTACCTCTTTGACTGATTACTTTTAATTGAGGGTCTATCTTTATTGTATCAGTATTCATGCCTGTAGAGCCGCCTTTTAGCGTTACACCGTTTAACTGATAGCACCACCATACGAAAGATGAACAGTCTCCTTTAATTGGGTCACTAAGGAAAATGTTTGTTCCACTTCTTCCTCCTCCGAAGATATAAACGGATTTACGCTGGGTCATCTGCATAGCCGTAGATAGAGCTCCCATAGCTCCCCCACTACCCTGCATGTTACCCCAGTTACCTGAAGCTGTTCCTCCGCCTGTATTTCCTGAGGTAGCCTGAGCTGCTTGCGCTTGAGAAAGTAAATCCTCTAGAGAGTCCTCTCCAAGTAATCCGCCTTTAAACTCCTCTGCCTTACCCCACAGATTGTTAAATCGTCTAGCCCCTTTTTCAGGAAGACCACGAGTAACCCCTAGTACTGTTGTGTACCCATTGGTAAAGCTGAACTCGTGCTGAACGGATTCAAGGTAGTATTCCCATGTATCCTTACGCTCATAGTCCTCATACATAACACGGCAACCTAAACGGTAAGCTGGGTCTCCTAAGATACGAATATCTCCAGAATAGAAGTTGGCATTTTCACAGTACCAATTAAATAGCTTGTCTGTATATTTCTCTAACTTATCAGCAGAAGCATCTTTCTCCTTCTGTAGTTTCTTATCTACTTTTGCATTACCTGTAGTCCTAAGAAGATCAGCGTATTTCTCCCGGTCAAATTTACCGTCCTTCAATGCATCCACAATAGCTGCTGCAGTAGTCTGTTGTAAATTTGGGAATTTTGCGACTAATTCAGAAGCAATTTTATCCCCATTTTTACGAAGGTTCTCTGGGTCTGTATAATTGTTTTGTGTAATGACTGGAAGAAGCTCTTCGAATGTAGGTTGCGGAACTTCAGGTGTTGTTGGTGTTGTAGGCTCAGGCTGTACTGTTTGCGTAGTAATTCCTTGGTTCTGATTCTGGTCTTGGTTTTCACCTGTTCCTGTATCTGTACCGTTACCACCAGCAGCATCTGTAGCTGTACCATCTGCATTGACTGTATCTCCGTTTGCTGTACCTCCAATACCCGGAGATAGTAAGTAGCGGTTCTGAGCGTCTAAACGCTTGTATCCGTACTTTTTAACTAGGTCAGGGTGATACTTAGGAAATACACCTAAATCCATGCTCGTGAGCTCCTGTACGTCTGGAGCCTGTACTACGTATACAGAGTACATTTCTGCATCTGACTTACCTGTAGACTCCTCAATAACTACGTCTGAAGTGAACGTATACGTGTTTAAATACTTCCACTTATCTTGGTCAAATGGTGTGGGTCTCATTAGGGCTGTACAAGTCCCATCATTTGTATATTCGAAAAATAACTCGTTGAATGGTTTAGCTGCAACATCTTCTAGGAACTGACGAATACTGCCCTCATAATTGATGAAAGGAGTTACGTCAGATAAAGCCTCGTCCTCTTTCCAACTACTAAAGCTATGGGTTAAAAAGTCCTCTAGCTTCTTCCCACCTGCAAATGAATACTCTGCGTATTTATATACAAAACGCTCCATTAGTTCTTCTGCAATCCCTGCTGCAGTATTGCCTGAAAACTTTAATCCTTTTTCAGCATCGTCAGGTAACCAGCCTATATCCGGGATAAGGGTAGCTACTTCTTGAATAACCCCTACTTCAAAATCAATAAGAGCTTTTGTCATAGCTCGACCTGTGATACGGAAAAACAAGGTACCGTCTGAATACTCTCCATCCCTATGTATATCAGAAACTAGTCCTACCATGATATACGGGTTATCCGGTTCTCCCTTATTTGTATCCGGGATAACTTTAATACGAATAAGATCGTTGGAGTCTATAACTTTGTCCCACTCTTCTTTAGCTAGGATAACTAGAGAGAATACAGGGCTGTCATCCATCATTGAATTTTTTACACTGAATGAAATAAGTGCCTCCTCTAGGTCTGCTTGTTTTAGTTGTTTGGCTGTATCATATTTTATAAGATAAGAAGTATCTTCTGTAATGAGTTCTATTTCAAAGGTTGGATGGCGTTTAATAATTGTCGTCAAGGATAAAACCCCCTTCATATACTATTATAGCACATAGACAAAAAGAGAGCTTTTAGGCTCTCTGAGTGTCTTTTGAGAAATATTGCATCGCACCGTAAATCTTGTTATGGAATGCTTCCGCAATACCATTAAGCTCCTTACTGTCTTTGACCTTCTTGGATACACTCTCGTCACCAGTTACTTTGACATTAATGTTAGAGTTAACCTTAACATTGTTTGTATTCGTATTTGATGAGCTAGATGTACCTGCGTTAGTCTTCATCTGTGGAGTTCCGTTAGAGCCATATTGGTTATACCACTGATTAGCATAGCCTATACGTTTTTCCATCATAGGCTTACCAGCCTTCTCATAGTGTTTCTCGAAGTACTTAGCAGCCTCTGTAGGATTAAGCTTGTTTAACTCATCAATGCTACCGTACTGACCTGATTCTAGCTCTTTCCATAGGAAGTTAAGCTGAGTTTCCATCGAGTTAACATCTCCACCAGTTTGTTTAGCGTAGTTGTTAAGGTCTTTTCTACGAGGTCCTAACCACTGAGCAAGTCCTCCGTTAGATGCAGTAGGGTCTATCTGAGACTCTTGCTGTAGGTTACCCATGATACCTGCGATAGCTCCAGCGCTCATTCCCTTACCTGCGAAGAAGTTCCACGCCTTTTCAGAGTTAGAGTTTCCTGTTACAGGTGTAGCAGCTCCACCTCCACCGCCATCCATAGTGCCTCCACCAGTCGTCTGACTACCAAAGATTCCATTTTGCATACGGGATTGATCTAGTAGCTGCTGAGCGCGGTTAAGCAGGTTCTCGTAGTACTTAAGTAGTTCCCGTTCTTGGGAGATGTTATCTCCTCGTTTGTTTTCCGCACGATGACGAGTATTTGTGTTCTCTCTATCAATTTGGTTCTTAACTTCCTTGCCTCCTTCTTTTCCTTGCTTGTCTTCACCAATGGTAAATGCCTTGTGTAGAGTTTCTTTAGCTGCAGCAACTTCTTCTGGTGTTTTAAGTTGTTTCTCTCCACCATCGAATTTACTACCAATCCAGCCTCCGATACCACTACCCGCAATACCACCAACGATAGAGCCACCAATACCTCCGATAGCTGTACCTATACCGGGAACAACAGAACCTAGAGTAGCACCTGCTAAGAATCCACCACCCATACCACCGACAATACCTCCTGCAGCGGCACCAGTAGCTTCACCTTTCTTATCAGGGTCTGCGGCTAGGATAGAACCGACACCAGATAAGATTGATAGAGGAAGGGCAACCTTACCAAGGACACCTCCAGCTTTACCGAGGGCACCTTTCCATCCTCCTGCGGATTCAACAATACCTGAGGTACCACCGCCTCCACCTTTAAATTTATCTTTGACGGAACCGAAAACTCCTTTAGATTTTTCCCATCCAGCAGCTCCCCATCCTTTAGCTTTTTCGGAAGCTTTATTAAACCAATTACCTTTAGGCTCAGATGGGCTAGAAGACTTCGGTTTAGGTACGTCTGGCTTATCTTTATTTCCGCCAAACCATCCTCCTACTGTATCTTTAGTACGGCTGAAGAATCCTTGTTTTTCTCCTGTAGGTGGTTTAGTTCCGTCTGGCTTGTTCTTGTTTCTACCAAACCAGCCACCGCCTCCACCTCCGCCTTTACCGCCTTTTCCTTTGCTCCCGAAGGACTTTGCCATACCCTTACGGAATAGCGCGGACATACCGAAGGACGCTGCGGCACCTGCTGCAGCTACAGCTAGGGCACCAAGTGCAACTACGGCTGCGTAGGCTGCTGGAGGGATTCCTCCTAGAGAACTATTGGCTTTACGAATAGCTTCACCAAAGTCATAAATCTGAGTGGCTTGCTTATCTGTAGTAGCTTCACTTTGGTTATCGATGGATTCATGGGAGTTCTGGTATTCTTTTAATTTCTTATCTCCCTCTTCTCCACCTTTTTTCTTGTCTTCACCAAGAACTTTATCGATACTCTTTTGGCTAAAATCTCCGTTACGAGCTAGCTTCATTAATGCGTCCGATTGTTCTGCTGTAATGTCTACTCCTAACTTTGATTGAACAAAACTAGCGAAGTACTCATTTTGTCCTGCTTCAGAGTTAGATTTACTCATTGCATACTTTGAAATGGTTTGTAGGTTTTCCGGGTCAGCAATACCTTTGTCCATCTGAGCACGTAGTTCGTGACGACCTTCGATACCTTGGTACTTTGTTCCTTGTCCAAAAACAAGACGAACCATAGGGTCTTCGAAGCCTTGGCGGATTCCCTCGTTTAGTCCTTGCATTAAGGCTCCACCTTGTTCTCCTTGTAGAGAACGTTCACCAGACTGAGCGAGTACAGACTGCATACCCATAACGTTCATTACTTCGTCATTGGTCATCGATCTACCGCGAGATACACTACCTAGTAGTCCCTGTAAAGTCTTTAACTGTTCTTTTTCTCGACCTTCCATACCAGACTGTTTAATAGCCCCTACGAATGCATCTCGGATGTCTCGTACTTGGGAACCGTTTACAGCACCCGTTTGGAAAGTAGAGTTAAAGAAATCAGATGTTGTGGCTGCGTCTACACCGACTGAACGACTGAATACTGCTTGGTTCTTAGCCGCAGAGTTAAGATCGTCCATACCTTCATATCCGTTATTAGACATATACCCTTGTTGGAAGTTGAGCATATCTTGACCAGTGAAACCTAATCGATCAGATAAACCCATCTCTAGTGCATTGTCCCGGATACTAGTACGCCAGTTGGCTCCTTCAGTTCCAGAGTGCTGCCCCATTGAAATAATGTCATCGCGCATTGATTGGTTGATAGAAGCTCCACGATTGTATAGAGAACCTACTGTAGCTGCAGCGGCTCCACCAAAAGCTAAACCGATTGCAGGCGCACGTTCGTACATCATTCCACGGAATGTTCCACGTTCGGGCTTAACCTGAATTTTATTCTCTTCTGTAAGCTTTCTATTGTAAGCCTCCATGTTAGAGATTGTGCGGTTAAGCACACGGTTAAGTTCCATACGTTGTTCCATCTCAGCATCAATGGCTCTAATCGACTCTTGATATGCGATCTTACGGTCTACATCTGCTGGAGTAGCTGAAGGGTTACCTTGAATATCTCGTACCTTTCTTGTAAGGTCACCACGCTCTTGCCCTAGCTTCTGTAGCTGCTCTAAGTTTGTCTCTTTTTCCGTTGTGTAACCTTGAGAAGCTGTTCTGTAGTCTTTAGAGAAACTTTTAGCCTGCTGGAAAGACATATACTTTGAAGCTTCTGCTCTACGAGATAAACTTTCAGAACGTCTATCTAACTTATTTACTTCTTGAATTTTATCTTTTACTTCATTTAATTTTTTACTAACTGCGTCCGACTCATCTACAAGGTTTTTAAGTAAGCTCTTTGCCTGTTCAGCACCTGCAGGAAGATTAAACCTGTCTTTAGAGTTGAAGGGACTTTCAAAGCCTTTAGAATAGTTTTGACGGAAGTTGGAAAAATCACGGAACTGCTTTAATGTTTTTGTGTATTCTTCCCGGATAGCTTTCTGCTGTTTAATAGCAGAACGAGCTTGATCTGCCATTGCTTGTTTAACTTCTTCAATTCCTTTACGCTGTTCTTCTGTAGCTCCCTCAGGGATAATAGTACTGTCGTTCATATCCCGCATTTTACGCTGAATATTAGCTAAGTCTCGGTCAACCTCTTTATAAAGTTTAGTCAGCTGAGTCATAGCTCTCATGTTCTTATCCATGTCTTTCTGATTGGTTACAGAATAGTTGTCCTTAGCTTTTCCATGAATGCCATCAATCTTGTCCATTAACTGTGCTATCTGCTGTAGCTTCTGGACGGCTTTTCCGGTTTCAGCATCGACATCAAAAATATAACGTTCGTTGTTAGCCATTCTAAATCACTCTCCCTTCATTAATATAAAATAAGGTAAGGGTGTTAGCCCTTACCCTTTTATAACACACTAAAGTCATCGTCTTCATCATCAGCTGCATTAAACGCGGCAATAGCTTTGTCAATTGCTGCCTTGTCAATATCCGGTAAGTGGTCACTAGTCGTTCTAATAGGCTCTGCTACGTCACGGTCATCTACAAGTTTACCTTGCTTTTTGCCTCTAGCTGCCTCTATACGTCTAGCTTTCTCTTCTGCTTCAGCGATTTGTTTATTAATATACTGTTCTACCTCTGTCTCACGAGTTGTCTTACCTCCTGCAGCTAGGTAGTCATTATACTCTTCTAGGCTATCAAATTTCATAGCTAAGTTGTCCAAATCTTCAGCACGAGTAAGAGCTTCCACTTGACGTGCGATATCATCCGGGTCATGACCATCTTTAAGAACTTCCCAGTCACCAACTTCACGGTTCCATACTTCGTCTTCGAACGTGCTATCATAGTGCTCAGAGTCCACTGTAAGACCTTTTCTAGCAAGTTCCATCTCACGATGATCTTCGTTTAACGATAGAATCATTAAGTCTATCTGGTCGTCTGTAAGTGCTCGGAAGTCAGGGTTAGTAGGCATTGTATTGAATGTCTTCATAACACCCCACAGGTTCCGCATATACGGTGTTCTAGCTAGCGCTTTTAGTCCTCCGACTTTCTTTAACTCAAAGTCGAAAGGTATCAAGCCAACGCTTGAAATCAACCCCAATATGATACAGGATGTCTAAGTTAAAAATATCTTCATCCTTTTCTAGTTCCTTAGGTACGTCAATTCCTGTCTCACGTAACGTTGCTAGCATCTGGTAAGCAATTAAAATGTATTCCGGTGCATAGTTATTCATCCCTCCTAAGTACATACTTAGACGAGCTTGAATTTTACCGATCTGCATAGCATTAGGTGCCTTAGCTTTAATTTTCATTTTAATTCCCAGCTCCGGGATGTTATAATCCTTTTCAAACGTATCATTAACTCCACGAATAACCCGGTCAATTACTTTCTTTTCTTCAAGTCTTTTTCTAGTTTCTCTAGCTTCTGCCGATTCCTCTACTTCCATACCAACGACTTCCTGTTCTAAATTTTCAGACATATTCAATCCTCCTAATTCGTAGTCTCTACTAGTAATATAACAGTAGAGGTTGTCTCTAATTATATTATAACATACAAATGGCTATCACCATTTGTATTGGTAATAGCCATGAGTTAGAGATTGAATTTGTGGAGCATACTCTCTTATCTTTTGAATTGTAGGATAACTTACATTGTAACTGTTTTCTCGTAAGAAATTTAAAATTTCTTTTGTTTTCACAGGTCGTCCTTTGTCTTTCATAAACTCCTTAACTTCTTCAGCCATCGCTTTGATGTCCTGCCTTGGAGCTCGTCTACCTGATTTTGCTACACGTTCACGATACTCAAAATCTTTTATTAACTGCTTTTCTCTATTATAAATAAAAGTAGGTTTTTCCTTTTCTTCCTTGCGTTTAGCAATCATTTCTTCTAAAGTTTCTGCGCTTACTTCCTGTATAATAGGTTGAACCTGTACTTGTGGTTCTGGTTGAACAGGTGTAGCTGCAGTTGCTTCGATCTCGTCTAACTGTCTAATGCGGGCAATAGCTTCTTTATACTCTTTCATATAGAAGTCCATTGCTTCACGATACATTTCAACAGCACGAGCTCTCTCCTGCTTTAAATAGTCAATCTTGTCCTGCAATGCTTTTCTCTCGTTAAAAGTAATAACTGTCATTCTATTTTTCTCTCCCTTTGCTTTTTAGTACAACTTTAGTATAGTTTGGTAGATTCTAAAAGTCAACAATAAAATAAAAAAAAGATGCCTAAGCACCTTTAATTTAAGATGGTAATATTAACTTGTAATAACTCTTTAATGCGCCCACCTTTTGTTATTAATTAAGTCACTGACGTGTGGCTGAGAGATATTAAACATTTCTGCTAACTCATATTGGTTGTGTTTCTTCTCCTTATATAATTGCTTAATGGTGTCTACTTGGTTCCTTGTAAGCTTTGCCTGTCCGTTTATTTCTCCATATGTTCGTTTAAATAGACCTTTTTCCTCTGCTCTATATGTATTCTCTTTGATTGTTACTCCTTCAAGATTACTAATTAAGTTATTATCCTTTATTCCGTCCTTATGATCTACACACTGGTGTTTTGCTAACTCTTCTATTCCGTAGAACATTGCGAATATACACGAGTGCTCGTATAGCGTATCCCCTTTAAAGATTATTCTCCTATACCCTCTCTTTGTTGGACGACTAGCTATAACTGAACTCTCTAAATCCACGTATTCTTTTTTCTTGTTATCCCATTGCTTACCTCTATAAACTCTACCTTCTTTATAGAAAAAATAGCCTTCTTTAACCGCTTCACAAAACTTTTTGTATTTTTCTATGTTTCTCATATTGTATCCTCCTAGACTATACTATAGGTTATACTATTATTATAGCCACTGATACAGCTATCAAAACATAAAAAAAAGACAACCAGCAAGGTTGTCTTATATAGTAATTAGTTTAACACAGTAACTTCTACTGTTTTTCTTCCAAATGCCATTGCATCAGAGTTACTAGCCATGAACAAGTCGATACGTTGTCCCTTTATTGAGCCTCCTGTATCCCCTGCGATTGCTGTTCCATATCCTTCTACATATACTTTAGAGCCTAATGGAATAACACGAGGGTCTACTGCAATTACTTTCTGGCTAGGGTTAGATCGTAAGTTAATACCTGTAGCGGTAACTCCACTGCACCCACTACAGAAAGCTGTGTAAGCGGTAGCTGTAACTGTCATTTTCTTTCCACTAGACTGACTAGGTGTAGACGCTGGTTCACTTTGAACTTCTGTCTCTTGCTTCGGTTCAGGTTGAACCTGAGCTTGTACTGGCGTACTAACTGGTGCGCCTTGTAATTTACCTAGTAGCGCAATGTTCTGATAAGCTGAACCTTTGTAGCCTTGAATGCCATGATTTGCTGCTAAGTTTGCTCGGTGAGAGAAACTGTAATCCTCTCCTCGGTTATAAAGATAGTCTACAATACTGTTGTTTTCTGCTGCTGAAGCAGTTTGTCCAGCAAACAATAATCCCGCTGAAGCGGCTACTGCTACTAATGTGGCTTTCAATTTCATAGTTGTTTCCCCTCTCCGGTTTTAGTATGTACTTCTTAATTGTACTAGACTAATGTAACACACTATACCCTAAATAGGTGGATTGTTACAGTATTGTAAAGAAACTGTAACATACAGACTAGTAAAAAAGACACCCTTTCGGGTGTCTTAGTTAGACTAGTTCGGGGTGTCTGTAAAGGTTCCATCCTTCATTCGGTTATTTCTCAAATAAGTACCAGCTACGTTATTTAATATACCATTGTCCGCTCCCCCGTTTTTACAGTCATTGTTAATCAGTTTCACATACCCGGCAGTAGAAGCAACGTAAATACCTCGCTTCATCAAGTCTCCAGAGTCTTTTCTACAGGTAACATTCTGTACAGAAACATCATCACCTGCGTCAATACGTACTCCCGAAGCAATAGAGCTTCCTCCGGCACTTCCATTAATTTCAATAGAGTCAACAAAGATGTTTTGAGTCTGTGACGTGTCTATTTTATTGATGAATACACCGAAGTTAGTAAAACTGCTAATCTCCGCATCTTTAATCTTAATACCATCACCTGATCTTACCTCGAAGCCAGCCGAGTCTGTTAACTCTGACCTGTATATTTTAATTCTTTTTGATAGAACGCCACTACTACTTGTTCTAATGGTGAACTTACCGCAGTTTTTAAAAGTGTTTCCATCTAACATAGCATTCTCGACCCCACGTAAACCACCAGCAGGCTCCGCATTGTTTTTATTACCCGCGACCATGAAATTCTCGAAAGTACACCCTTTAACTTTTACATCGTACAGAGGTGAAGTAGTACCACCGAGACTGATGTGGGTATCTCCGTTCTTAAAATCACAGTCAATTACACGTAAATTTTTAACATTTCCATTTATATTAGCTGTAACAAATGCATTAGTGTTGTCTTTAAATGTGCAATCTTTAAATCTAACGTTCTCAACTAACTGGTTCACCGAGTTTGGTTCGAAGTCCACGCCTGCTTTAGGTAATGTCCCGGTTGTATCTCGAAACACGCAGCTGTTAAACACCCCATTTGTGAGATCAATAATACTCATCCCGTTTCGTCTTCCCTGAAACTCGCAATTTGTTGCTTTGATATTAACATTATGAGCTACTGGGGTAAATGTTAGGCAACCAATATAAATACCGTCACCCCAAGTTTTCTCCACAACTACCTTATCTAGGATAACATTGCTTGACTCAATGATGTTTACTCCCATTCCCCATTCACCTGTAGTACCTACATGTGTGTCTCTATCTCCTATAATCTTAATGTTTCTAACGGTTACGTTGGCTACACTACGGATGTCTACAATCGCATAGTTCGTTAGGCTAGTTGAGTTTAGTTGGATAACAACATTACCTCGCCCCTCTAATGAACAATTACTTTTAACCGAGATAACATTAGGAGAGGAGGAAGTTGCTGTAACATAGTAATTACCAGAGGGGAATACTAGTGTTCCGCCTCCAAGGGATTCAATATAAGTAAGTGCCCTTTTTATTCTACTAGTATCGTCCGTTTCAGGGGGTAGCTTTGGGAAATTAGCAATACTAACCGTAACTTTGGAAAGAGTATTGATCGTGTTATCGTAACCTTCTACTTGTTCCCCTAACTCTTCAATCTTTTTGTTGGGGTCAGGGAAGTTTTGATACATATTGTCTCGAAAAACGTTTGACATTTAATTACCTCCAATCTATTGTGTAGTTCCTGTATAATATAGCATTTGTATACACTAAAAAGACACCCTTTTAGGTGCCTATATAATTCTATGTTTTGATAGAAACTGAGCGATGCTGTCTCGTACTTTATCTTCTCCGTAGAAATAAGGTATCCTTAGAAGCTCTGTCCCTTCTGTATCAGCTACATATCGATCTTTTATACTATCGCTTATCTTTTGCTTTTCAAAGCCTTCCTGCCCTCCAAAAGCTTCGATAGGCATGTAGTGTTGGTGCCCATCATACTCAATGAACAAAAGCTTATCTGAGTGAATGCAGAAATCGTATCGATAGTTTTTATTTTCTATTCGTACGAGGTATTGCTCTTCTACTCTGATATCAGGGATTAGTTCTGCTAGGATACGAGATACTAGTACCTCACCTTTACTTTTGTTACATTTAGGGCAGCGCTTACCTGCTAAAAATAGATCATATGTAGCCGGGTAATCATGCCCCTCTGGACATCTAAATATCATTCGACTTTTCCTTGAGATAAATTCTCCACTAACTACATCGAACCCCTCTGCATTGACCGTAGCTATAACCTCTTCTATTGGTGTTCTTTTCTTTTCAGTCTTACAGTAGGGGCATCTTCTGCCTTTTTTAAAATTCTGATAACTAACTTCATAGGGGTCATGTAGCTTATCACACTTAACGATCATTCTCTTATGCTTACACTTAGAGCCTTCTTTGATTTCTAGTAGAATGTATCCTGCCTTCTCTACTTCTGCTTTTACTACTTTCGGGTCAATCCTTTTAGACTCGTTACGTTTAATGATGGCGCAGGCTGGACATCTCTTTCCTGTTTTAAAATTTCCAAACCTAACCTCGTATGGGTCATGCCCCTTATCACATTTAACTACTAAGGATGTACTTGCGTTTGTATACTCCTCACTTATTAGGCTGTACCCTTTCCCCTCTATATATTCTTTAACTTCTCCGTATGTTAGTCTTTTAGGCATAAGTACCACTCCTTTCATGTTTATAATATAGCACAACTTCATAAAATTTGCAATAAAAAAAAAGAACCCTGTATAATACAGAGCTCTTTTTTGACATTAACCTCTTACATTAGCTGAAGTTAAGAAGTAGAATCTAGCACTTTCTGAGCTAATTTCACCTACAGAAGTTGATTCTGAGTAAGTATCGATTGAACCGTTTATACCCTGTCTTTCGACATATTTGATAGGGACTAGACTATATCTTCACTCTATTACTAGAGGCAACCCATTTCCACCTTTTATGGTGTACTCCCTCGCGGGATAGTCGTTGAACCTTTCTCTATTCGAGACTTGGCTGCTGATTGCCCAATCCAATTCATTTTCAAGCATTCACGCTTAGGCTTGTTTCATCCTTACGTTGTAGCTGAGTTGGCTCTAAGGGGTTTCCAGCAGTTAGAGTTGTTTAACGTGAACAGTTTATTTTATCCACGGTATGCAACGATAACTTCTTGAGTATAGTTGTCATACAGTACAATGTCCATGATATCCATTTGTAATACTTCTTCACCTAAAGCGGCAAAGCCTAGAGACGCTAAGTTCTCTTTCTTCATACGGAATCGTTCTACAGTTACAGAACCCTCATAACGCAAGTAAACGTGCTCTTGCGGCATGATAGAACCGATCTGGTAGACCCCTGTAGTACCGAAGCTACGTTCTGCTGAGATAGACTGAGCACGAGCGATAGGTACGTTCTTAATCATAAAGTACACCGTATTAGCGGACTGTACTGTTTGGTTAGTTACAGATGCCATCTACTTTCACTCCCATTCATTTAGTAAATTAGGAGAGGTCTAGCCTCTCCTATTAATATAGCTCTTAAGCCACTAACTCATTGTCTTCATAAGTGATGTACACGTTAATGAAGTCAAGTCCTTGGCTAGGTTGTACAGTCAAGTTGATACGAGCTGTGTTACCAGAGATAACAACTTGTACGTCATCTGGGTTGTAGTCTACGATCAAGCCGTTTACTTTCTTTTGTTGGTCTAGGAAAGACTCAACACGGTTCTTGATGATAGAAGCAGATGTGCTGCGGATACGAGTACCGATGAACTCGTTATCTAGTACCTCACGTAGCTCTGTTGTTAAGAAGTCAGAAACCTCTCCAAGAGAGATACGGTTTTGTACAGGCTCAGTAGAGACATTGTACGTTGTAGGGTCAGATACAAGACGGAAGTGAGATGACGTACGAGTACGCACAAACTCTGTCATGATTACCCCTGCATTGTTCAATTGATCTAACTGGTCTCCTGTAAACTTCTGGTCAAGAGACTCGATATTCACTTTTTTGTAAGTGATAGGTTCACCGATTTCTAGTCCACTAGCTACCCCTGCAACTAATGCTGCATACATAAACGCCGGGAAGTTGTAAACACGACCGTCTGCCATTCTACGAGTACCAGAGTTCCCTACTACACCCATACGAGCGTTACGTAAGTTCATCTGACGAGAGCGCATTTCGTCAAGCGTTTCACCGATTCCTCCACCAACTAGACCACGTAAGTGCATTCCGTTGTTAGAGCTGTCACGTAAGAACTGAGAAAGTTCACCGTGGATTGCAGCATCACTTGTTAGAGGCACAACGTAGTATGCATTCAAGTCAGTGATTAAGCTGAATAAGCTAGCCCAACTTGGAGGAGCTGGTTCTGTTTTAGCGCCTGCTAAACTTGTAAGTGCTACTGTTTCAGGTAGTGCTTGTTTACGGTCAACCTCCACCGATACATACGTATCACTAGCGATTACGTCCTGTAGGTCGGCACCAACAGCTGTTACAGTCTTAGGAGCAGCCTTGATATCAGTAGCAGCTAGAACATCTAAGAACTCAGTCTCAATGTTTTTGTTACCACCTAGAGAGATCATTTGTGCTTTAAAATCTGGTAAGTTATTAATATCGTTTACTAGTAGGTGAACGTCTTGATATAAACCTACACCTAGTTCGTACGTACGAACAGCTGCCATGCTTCCTGTATCAGCACCAACGCTTAATACTAGCTGTGTAGCTAATTTGGAAGTGCTGTCTACCTTTACTTCAACAGTAGCTGCTGCTTCTGTACCTGTATATTGTACAGTGAAGATATTACCGATGTTATCATACACACGCTCATAACGTTCTTTAGTGAAGTAAACTCCTAAACGTTTAGAGTCTGTTACTGCATTGTCTGATAATTCGATCTGGATTCCATTAGCATCTACACCATATAACTTAGAAGTAAATTTTAATGCTCCTTGAGTTAATGTTGCTTGTGTAGCTGCGTCTGTACGAATAGCGATGATCTTACCAGCACCAGTTACGTTAGGTGATGGGTTCCATGCCATTTCAATTGCGTCAAGTAACTCTCCGCCACGGAAAATTTCACGAGCTTGAGCAAAGTTACTAATTGTGTGTGGTACGTTAGGCTGTCCCCCAGTAGCGGAACCTAAAAGTACAAGTGGTTTTTCAGAACGCGTATTTGCAGACCCTAGTGAACTAGCATCTAAAAAGATTTCTGTTCTTGGACGCTGACGATCGTAACCGTAAGATGTTGCCATAGTCTGTCTCTTCCCTTCTATTAACTAAATTTTAGCTTATCGGCTAATGTTTAAATGTTGTTTCAGTGCTTCTAAGAATACTTTTTCATCTGTTTGGTAGTGACTACCTTGCATCTTAGCCTTAAATCCAGCTGCCTCAACACTTGTTAAACCATACAACTGAACTGCTGTTTGCAAGAAAGTGTCGATATGCACATAAGGCTTAGGCTTGTACTGCTTCTTTTCTTCCTTAGCCTTTACTGTTTTCTTTTGCTCAGCCAATGATCTCCCCTCCTTGATCTTTATACTTGATTGTTAGCATAATTTTTTCTAAAATTGCGTCACTGATAGGGGCATCAAGGCTGTAAGAAGTTGTATATGTTACAATCGACTCCCTACCATATAGAATTTCAGGTACACTGTCCGTCCCTACTGGAATTTCCTCTATCTGACCAAACTGTAATTTCTGTAGTAAGAAGCTCGTTAGCTCTTCCGGGTTGCTTCTCATTAGGATAAGAATAGCTTTGACAATTAAGTCTAGGCACCTAACTGTATCCATGTTTGTCGAAACAACTAAAACGGAGTAATGCTCTGTTGTCGTGAACCCATGCTTTAATCCGACTTCATCTCCTGCAGAAGCAATGTAGTTAACGTTGTGCGTCTCCCCTACAAAAAGCGGGTCATAAGTGAAGTAGATTCTATTCTTATCGATGTGGACATTATCATCAATTGAGAAAGAGATTCCTTCTACATTGTTAAGTTCCGCGATTGGCTGTTCTACTTGGAAGAAGCATCGCTCCTTCTTTTCGTCTGCCTGAATGGTTACAGACTCTTTAATCATCCCAAGTTGTTTATTCTCGTATGTCCCTTCTAGGTTTCCTAGGCTGGTTTTAGATTCTGCTCCTTCTCGTAGACCTATGTAGATGGCTCCTTTTTGATCTTCCTTGTCCTGAGGCATCGTGTAGGTGATTGGAATTTCCCTAGCATTTGTCCCTGTATACGCTCGAATAAAGTTCTCTGCGATTGTAGGTTGTATGCCTTTCAGTATTTCCTCTATAATATAGCGGTTCGTTAAAATAATTTCTAACTTCGATTCAATTTGTTCATAAAGATATGTGTCGATACTTGGTAACAAGAAAATCCCCTCCTAACGCTGTTAATCCCAGCCGTTCTTCATCTTCCATTTCATAAGTCTGTCTACGTTTTTAACAAACGTTTTCGATGTATCATCCTCGTTTACTTTATCTCTATTAATTATCCAGCTACTAGCAGGTGATGTGTTAGACACTGTACGGTAAGCAATATACGTATGCTTACGTTTACCTGTCTTCTCTTTACTGATATTATGTGATAGAGGCTCATAGTTAAGCAGACTAGCATCTGCCTCTCGTCTCCGGTCGTATAAATAATCGGAGATAACCGTACGCTTTGTATCTGGGTTTATATCAATAGACCGTAGCTGCTCGTACATTCTTCGAGACATACTCTTTGTTTTACGTGGAATAGGTACACGCAAGTACCATCCTCCACCTTTTTTAGGTATCTTATGAGAGCTCTTGGAGAAGAATGGTTTTAAATCAATAACGCCTAGTTTATTTAGTCGTTCTTGCGTTACCTCTAAATACTTAGGTTTTCTTTTTACCTGTGTATCCTTGGGATTCTGTTGCTTAATCGCTTTCATACCTTCGTCCAGCGTACCCTGAACTAAAGCATCTCCGACATTCTGCATTGCTTGTTTTGTGCCTTGCTTACTCTTGAATAGCTTAGGGCGTTTTGATTTTCTTCTTCTACCCATTAGTTACTTCCACCTCTAAAGAAGCCGTTAAGACCGTCTGTGGAAGGTTTTCTCTTAGCGTCTACCATTTCCCCTAGCTCTGCATTGTTAACCCCTATTTCGAACGCCTCCTTGTCGATAAAGAGGTCTTCACGTTTTAGTAAAAGTTTTTGAGGAGTTCTCACTAGTTGGTTAGCTGAGTTAGGTGCATATCGATGTTCTTTGAGTAAGTCGGCAACCATATAACGTAGCGTTGTCAGAATGTTTATAGAGACCATTTTCCCCTTCAAGGATGGCTTAGGGAAAAACAGGTTATTTTTTAAGTCTACAGTATAGTCCACACCTTCAGTTAACTCTGAGTCTACAGAGGTAGCGTATTCAATTGCGTGTACGTCATAAATCATATGGAACCCATTTTGAATACGTCTGTCAGATACATCAAAAATGAAGGATTGAGAAACTAGGGCTGAAGGAATCGTAATACGATCTCGGAAGGCTACACGGAGCTCTCTGTCCGCAGGAGTACCAATAGCGGTACCTGCATCCATTAAACCAAGATCACCATTAAACGTTCCTTTATCCTGAGACTGAACGATAATCTTTTTAGATTGAGCAGGGAGATAAGCAACCCCTCGACCATGACATCTAGGGCATGATTGGTTAGGTTGCTTAGTCTCTTTACTTCTGCATGGACATAGATAGGACTTCTCCCAAAGGGTAACAATACCCATAGAGTCCGTCATTACATCGAGCATATCCGTACGTAAACCTGCAGTAGAAATAGTATTGAGTATGGACGGTTTGTCTGCCATGAGTTACCCCTCCTTAGATAAGTCCTACGTTTGTTCCGTAGTAAGATTTTAGTCCTTTGTATAATCCTGCAATATCTTCGTTGAGCTGTACAATATCCGCACTGGCTCCACCATACATAGCAGATTGAGTTGTATCGATACTTTGAGATACACCGTCAATAGACATAGACATGTTAGCAATCCCGGCACCGATGATTAAGCGTCCCCACTGTTCGAAGACTTCTTTAAGTGCCATTTTAATAATAAGCTGCCATAAGTCTGGATGCATTTCATTAGGCATTGTAACCCCTCTACGCTTCGGTGGAAGCATTCCAGCTACATACTCTATGTGCATCATTTGTGGAGCAAAGTTATTCCCTACAGTGCTGTTAATGCCTGTCATCATTGGTAGAGATGGGTACACCTGAGCTAGAGACATTCCGTTACTTCCACCAGTAAGCATTGTACTAGGGAGCATTTGAATGTGCCCCGGGAGGTTGTATACCTTCCACCAGCTACTTGGGTAAGCGTACAAGGAATTACCACCATACTCAATGCGTACAGACTCTACCTGAAGGATTGGCTTATGGAACGCATGAATGAATGCAAAGTTACTAAAGTCTCCTGAATAGAAGTCGTGGTGCTCCTGAAGTACCCTAGGCAAGATAACAATGTCTAGCATTTTCTCTGCCTGAGCAACAGCTGCTTCGATCTTTGCTTGATAAAATGAATCTGGAAGATGTTCTCCTGTGCGCGGGTCAGTAACAGGGATACCAAAGTGATTGCTTTTTACAGCGTCAATGGTGAACCCGAAATCTTCCAGTCTAAAATTATTCACATCTGCTAAATCTAGCGCCTGTGGGTTATTGTGGCTGTAAGGGCTACCGAAACTGTTTGACATGGATTATCCCTACCTTCCCTTATTTTTTAGCAGTGCTAGACTTTTTAGCAGGCGCTTTCTTTTCTGCTTTCTGTTCTTCTTTTACTGCTTCTTTCTTAGGAGCTGCTTTTTCCTCTTTAATTGAGAATCCCGGAAGCTTTGCCAACTTCTGCTCTTGGTCAGCCTTTAAATCTTTAGACTCACCTTGCTCATTAAACGTAATATCACCAAACTCTGTAGCTACCTTTTGACCGGCTAAACTTTCATTGATTAACATGTAAATCTCTCCTCTTTTCGTATTTTAGTAAAGTTAAATAAAAAGGGAGCAGAATATACTCCTGCTCCCTATTTACTTGTTATTCAATTATTTAGATCACTTGTATCAATTACTGATTAGTGATTGTAACATCTGCTGCTAGAGCTGGGATGTACTTAACGTTCTTGATACGAACCCATTTCTTAGGAGCGTATAGCGCTAGAGCACCATACCATAATACAGTGAATGTTACAGTCGCATTCATTTGAGCAAGTGGTAAACGCATCATTGGAAGTAACTCAAGTAACGAGATTACTTGTGGAGTTAATTCACCTACGAATACGTCAGTAGTCTCAGGGATGACTGCATTTGTATCAGTGAACACAATTTGTCGGCTGTCGTTAGCTTGAGAAACTGGGATACGAGCAATTAAGAAGTAATGCCCTGTTTCTTGACCTAGACGGTATACAGACACGAATTGTGGTTGTGCTTGATACATTGGTTGTAATTGGATAGTCAACTCTACAGCGTCTGTAGCGTTAGCAACTACTGCTGTAACTGCATCAGAAGGTACAGACTCAGCTTCATCACTATAAACTACAACTTTGTAAGATTGAGTAGTTAAATCTTCTGGACGGAATTGTCCTTTAGCTGAAGTCTTAACTGCTGCTGTAACACCTTGCACTGGTAATGGAGCATTTTGTTGTGGTAACATACCTTCAACTAATACGTTATCATTTTCCATGATCGTTGAACCGTGTAGGTTGATAGGACCACGAGCTGACAAGAATTGGTTGATAGCGAAACCGGTAGAGAATCCGCCTTGGCTAGATGGTTGGATAATACGTTGACGGTCTAGTAAGCTATTAGTGAAATCAGCTTGTACACCGATAGGCATAAATGCATCCGTTGCTTTTCCGTAACCTTTACCAACTACTACTGCAGCTTTGTTAAGATCAGCTTCTGTAAGTGTACGTCCGCGTAAATCCATAACATTTGTCTTTTGGTCAATTAATTTGTGTAAACCATCAAATTCGATACCAGCTTGACCGTCTGCATCTGCTGATAAACCTGCATCTCCGTAGAAAATTGCCCACTCGATAGATTTAGCAATTACAGAGATTGCGTCTTCTGTCAAGATAGACATAGGGTCAGCGATGTTGTTTACAAGACCTGAAGCGATAGATTGTTGCTTTGTATCACTTAAGAATTTCATAGATACAGTCTTTTGACGGATGTTAGGGTCATTGATAGAAGCTACCCCTACCTCACGTACGAAACGGCTGTGACCTGTACGACCATGTTGGTTGAATACAGCGTATTTAACTACTGTGCTATTTACTTGTTGCTTAGCGATCGCTGGATAGATAGAGAAGTCACTATTATCGAAAGCTAACATTTTAACTTCGTCATCTAGGAACTCTCGTCTTAAAGCGGCTGCATCAGTTTGTGTTTCTGGTGTAATACCAAATCCAGTTGTGAATGTTTTCGAGATTACTTCATTTAAAGCATCTTCCGCTTTATTAGGAAGTTGACGTTCTACTTTTTGTTGTTCTCCCATTTTTATATCTTCCCTTCTTATTAGGTTTATTATTAAATTAAGTTAATGCCATAGTCATAGTTACAGAGGGATTAGGAGGAAGGAACCCCTCTGTAATGCTCATTGCTGAGCTCCATGACACTAATATAGCACTTGGTACTTATTTTTTAGAAGATTCTACGATTTCTTTAAATAATTTTACATCTGCCTCTGTAGCCGCATTACGTTTAACACGTTGTACAGCATATTTGAACTCATTTTGCTGCCCGCGGTTAATGTTGCTAGCATTCTGAGTGTAGTAATCTACTACTGTGCTAACATGGTCACGAGGGTTAAATTCAGGCTCTTTCTCAGGTTGTTCCGGCTCTTCCTCTTTTTCAGGAGTTTCTTCTGGAACAGCTACACCGTCTGCAGATTTCTGAACGTACTCAACAGCTTTACCTTCAGGAGCTTCTTCCTCTACTTTTACACTCTTTTCAATGTCTTCAGCGACTAAAGGCTCATCTGGAGATTTCTGCTCGTCCTTTTCTTCCTTGTCTTCTTCTTTCTCTTCCTTATCCTCTTTAGCTTCCTCTTCAGACTTAGCTAACTTTTCTTGTTGGAAAGCTTCTAAGAAAGCTGAGAAAGACTTTTCAAGAGCATCTAAGCGACCATTAACTGATTGATTAGATTTTGTTAGCTCTTCGAAGGCTTTAACAATTAGATCAGGTGAGATATCGTCAGAATCTTCTGACTTCTCTACTTTCTCGTCATCCTCTTTTTTCTTGTCTTTCTTCTTAGCTGATTTTTTGTCTTTATCATTTTTACCTTCGTCAGCATCTTTGTCTTCGTCACCTTTAGACTTTTCAACTTCCTCAGGTTCTTCTTCAGACTCAGCTGCTTCTGGCTCTTCTTCTTTCTTAGCTTCAGGCTCTTTCTCTCCTTCTGCTTCTGTTTCTTCTTCAGGCTTTACTTCTGGCTCAGCTTCCTCCTTCTTCTCAGGTTCCTTTTCAGGCTCCTCTTTAGCAGGTTCGATAAACTCAGCACCTTGTAATGCCTCTGACTTTTCAAGCTCTTCTTCTTTGTTTAACTTTTCGATATCTTCAGTTAATTTTTGAAATGAAAGTTTGTTTCCCATTAATCTTGCTCCTTCCCATTTTTGATAGAATTAATCCACTTGTCGATTCTAGCGACAGCTTCATCTCTTGAATATCCTTTTGATAGCTGTAGGAACATTACCATGCTCTCTGGGGATGTTTTTTCCATTGTGTCTAGGTAACTGCCTACTTCTTTCCAAACATTTTCAAAATTATCAGGATTTCCGATATGTTTATATGCATAAGATAGATTGTGTAAGCTACGCGCAAAAGACTCTGTACGCAACGCTCCTGCATCTACCTGAGTATCTGGAGAAATTCCATGACCAGTTAGGAAACTTTTCATGAAAGATTCCCATGTCGCATTAGGGTTAGCTGGATTAGTTGTTACAGCTACATTTGTGATGTAGGTTCTTTTGATAATTCGAGGGTCTGCTTTATCTCGTGCCTTAGCATAACCTTCGATAGAGAATCCTAGTTTGCGATCTACGCCAGACTTTGCAATGTTATTAGCCAAGTCCCACATGATCTTTGCATAAGGGTTGCTCTTGTATAACTTAGCCTCTACGAACAATCCTACATTAGGGTCAACATAACTCTCTTTTGTAGGGGCACCAATGATAAACTCGTTTCCTTGTTTATGCTCATAATTTAGGTAGCCGTGTTCGATAAAGTGAGAGATATCGATACCACTAGGGTCTACAATATCTTCCTGTAAATCTAAGTCAGGTGTAGTAGCATACCCACGCAGGTACCAAGATTTTTCTGAGCTATTCTCATTACTCTTCTGAATAGACTCCTCTATGTTAATAGGGACAAATACATCGATCTTGCCATCTAAAGTACTCAGGGTGTCTCCCTCCCTTCTATTATATCATGCTTCTGTGATACACCATTGTTTATAGTCCTATTGCTTCCTATAATATAACAGAAGCACTACTTAGTAGGGTAAACGAACCGAGAGATTAAACCTCCCAGTCGTTTACTGCACCCCCATCATCTTTCTTTCCGCCTTGAGGAGTAGAGTTAGTGTTGTTACTACCTTTCAGCTGACCATCCTTACCTACTTGCTTGTTATGAGTACCCTTACCGTTTACATTATCCAAGTCCCCGTTATAGCCTGTCTGCTGGGCTACGAATTGGTGCATGTCCATTTGTTGCTGTATCTTCATCTGCTCTTCTTGCATTAACTGACCAAGACGCTGTACGTGGACACCTGATAGGATAACGTCTCCACCTTCTACCGGAGGCTTACCTAACTCAGCACGGATATCATTAATTGTGTGAGAGATTTCAGCTTTAGCTTTAAGAATGTTAATAATCTCAAGTTCTGTCTTGCTGTCTCCACCAACAAAGTTAAATACGTACTTATCTCCAAATTGGGAAATAATGTATTTGTTAATAGCATCTTCAATAAACTTCAATAGAGGCTCTAACCCTTTGTCCTTAGAGTTACGATACTTCTCTGTTGAGCTACTTTCATTCAGTGTGTTCCCTGAGTTACCTGTAGCTCCTCCGCGGTTAGGGAAGTTAATCTCTGCGGGGTCAATAGAGAAGATCGAACAGATTACGTTGATTAAGTAGTTCAACCACTTTTCAAACTCCATATCCTTAGAGCTTTGTGTCATATTTACGAACTTAACGTCTTCAGCTGTGATAACTGGAATTTTCCATGCACCGGATAAACCACTGAACATACTCGTCCACTCACGTCTGAATGCAGAAAGAGCTTGGTTCGATTGTTCTTGTCCTGTTTTAATATGAAGTAATCCACGAGTCGTCCCACCTTGAGCAAAGAAACGAGCGTTAAATACTTCTGTATTTTCATGATACTGTAAATGATTCAACGCAATCTCTAACTCTGGGTATCCATATCGACCTACAGTGATATCCGTTCTAGGGTTGTGACACTCCCATGCCATCTCTTTAGCTTTGAACGAGGCTACCTTTTGCTGGTCAATAATCTGTACGTAACGATCTGCGTTCTTACCTTTAGGCTCATGACCCTTTTCATCTACAGCTACATATATTGTAGAAGCATCTACAGCCTTGAATCGGTTTAGCTCTCCGTTAGAGTCATAAATTAATTCAAAGTTGATCTTGTCATATGTTAATCGGTCACGTACAAGCTTCTTAACAAAAGAAGTAAAGTTATCCTTTGTGTAGTCATCTTTGTCTTTTCCTGTATTCTCTAGGAAACTCTCAATACGGCTAATGTTAGCTTTATCATGACTGCTTAACTCTTGTAATGAATCTTTTAATCTAACTTCGTACCCTACTCCTTTTTCACTATAACGAGCTGGGGAGCAGAACATAGATACTTGGTTAATACGGGTATTAATAATTGCGTTTAAAATAATGTTTTTACGAGCCCAAATCTTTAACGTGTTGAGCAAGTTATTTGTCCCAGATACTGAAGGAGCTTCCTTAAAGTCGGGATTAACTGAAAAGGAACCGATAAGAGGTTCTTCGTATGCTTTAGCTCTTCCCGGACTACTGCGCTTCCTACTCTTTTGGATTGCTTCATCTTCTAGTTGACGGATTGCCACAGAAACACGTTCATCGATTGGCATAATGGTATCTTGTTTTTGTTGTTGTTTTCCAAATGGTACCCAGTCTAGTACGCCCATCACCTATCACATCCATTCTATTCTAATTTCTCTATTGCGATCTGATAACTCTCTTTTCCTATTGTGTACGTTCTTAATTCTGAAGAATCTGAATAGTTAAAAGCCTTGCGACTCTTTAACACATTATCGTAACTGTCTGTTACTGGCAGACCTTCTCTATTAATCAATAGGATACTTTCATCGGCTAGTATGTCCACGATAAGGCGCTTGTCCCCTTCTACGATGGAATACACAAATACACTGTTTCCTCCGATAGATCGGTAGTAGGAGATGACTTCTAGCCAGTTCAGATGTCCTACAGCTCTTTTTGCTTCTAACCATTTTCTATCTTTACTGTAAGATGTCATAGCTGCCTCCTCACTTATGTATAATATACAAAATGTTTTCTACTATAATTATACCATACTAGCACTGTAAGGAAGCTGTATCGCACGTCTACCCTATAATATAGAACAAAGCATAAAAAAAAGCCCGCAGGGACAGGAGCCTGCAGACCTAGAAAGTAAAAATAAAACAAAGGGGGAAATGCCCAGAGCAGGACTCGAACCTGCAGCCTCCTGATTACAAGTCAGGCGCACTAGCCAATTGTGCTATCCGGGCGTAATATTATTGGAGCATCTGACAGGATTTGAACCTGCGTAGGCATAAGCCAGTAGGGTTGCAACCTACTCCGTTTAGCCGCTTCGGTACAGATGCATTAATGGTGTCCAGACCCTGACGCTCTCCACTGGTTTTTAATCAGATATTAAGGAAACTGTCAGGCACGGACTATGCCGAGAGGGAGACTCGAACTCCCACACCGCTAGGGCACCTGATTCTAAGTCAGGCAAGTCTACCAATTCCATCATCTCGGCAGTAACAGGGTCTCCTAGGCTGGATTCGAACCAGCGATTTACCGGGCTATTCCGGTGCTCTACCAAACCTGAGCTTCATCTAGGACATAAGTGGTGG